AATGGTAGCATTCGATGATCTCATTTATTAAACGCAATTTATTTAATGGTAGCATTCGATGATCTCATTTATTAAACGCAATTTATTTAATGGTAGCATTCGATGATCTCATTTATTAAACGCAATTAATACACATATTCAATGATCTCACTGAGTGAGATTATTTAATAAATACATTCGATGATTTCATTTATTAAACACATTAAACGATTTCACTACCAATTATTTTTAATGTGTAAAAAAATGAAAATTTTTATTGTCTATAGTAATTAACTATGTACGAAAACCAAAAAAATAATATAATTGATGTTGATGATAATTATATTCATTCTTCGACACACAATGACACATCGCATCTGTTTAACCAATCAATTAATCAGTCAATTAATGTGTTTCAAAAATATTCAAATGAAGCTCCGCAGAACACCACAAAGTATGATACAAAGTATGATAAAAAAAGAAAAATAATTTGTGGTAATTGTGGTAAGTTGGGTCATGAATATAAATCGTGTTTGGAACCAACCACGAGCGTTGGAATTATCAACATTAAGATTGATCATATTATGGATGATGAGAATAAGTTGTTAATTAAGAAATTTCATGGGAAAAATACCATTATTCAGATTAAGTCTCGTGAATTTTCAGATTTTTCCTGTTATTATTCCGAGGATACAAGAATTTATGACACACAGGGAATAAAAATTAATTCAACCGGTATCACAATTAATTTTAAGAATCCGGATGAGTTGGCAAGATTTAATTATTATAAGGATCGCGTGAAATTTTTAATGATTAGTAGGAAATTTTCCTTGGGTTTCAATGAGTTCATTAGAGGTCGTTACAACGTTGATGATATTAATTACATCATCAAATTATTCAAACAGATGACACAGCGTGAGATCGATTTTATAAGTAGTTCTGATGATTATGATGAGATATTATGTTATTTCATGAATAGCACAGTTCCTGATGCAACTGACAAGGAAGACATGCTAGCAAAAATATATGAGAATGCTAAGTATGGTAATGAATATTGTGAATCAAAAATTAAGTTTAATAAACTTAAAAATAAGGACACTGTTCATGGATGTAGTATTAATTTCATCACAAAAAACATTGAGGCAAAATGGAATGAACCAGAGTGGGGCTTTCCGAAAGGTCGGAGAATTAGAAAAGATGAAGACAATTTAACTTGCGCAAAAAGAGAATTCGAGGAGGAGACAGGATATAAATCTAATGAATATACTCTCCTCAATAAAATTGTTCCAATGAATGAAAATTTAATTGGAACTAATGGTGTTAGCTATAAACATATTTATTATTTGGCGTTGGATAATATGTATTATTCGCATGTGGAGAAAACCTTAAAGAAAAAGAGTGATGACTTTTTAATGGGGACAGAATTTCCACTACATGATCAGAATCTGCATGGTATGTCATTTGCGCTTGATCAAGAGAAATTTGATCAAGAGAAATTTGACCAAACCATTATTTCATCAATTAAAGAACTAGAACTAGACAAAATTAATTTCAAACTAATACATGAAATTAATTCAAGAATTTCGAATAACATTGAAATTGGTGAAATCAAGTGGATGACATTTGAAGAAGCAATTCGAATGATCAGACCTTATCATAAAGAAAAAAAGAATATTCTGACCCAAATCTATTTGTTCATAATTAATTTTCTCATTCAAAATACTCATTTGCATTTCATTGATGATGATTATGAATAAGAGCTCTCAAATGGAACTACATAGCATATAATTTCTTGATAAATCCATTACATTTAGTTTCATCCTTTCATGATGCTTCGACGAAGAATCATAAAAGATACCAAAGTAAATTATTAAATCATATTATTAAATCATATTATTAAATCATATTATTAAATCATATTACTAACTCATTCCGAAGCATTCCTACTCATTTAATTATGTTTGGTAAGAATATAGATAATAATGAATGATGAGTATTATGTGATTAAAATTAAACATATAAATACCCTCTTTGGATTAATCAAAGACAACAAATTTGATCAATTTATTGAATATCTTGATAGTTTGGACTCCACTGATATAGATATTAATATGAGAGATGAGTTTGGAAACTATTTGATTCAATTCGCAGTTTCAAAAAATAATTTGGACATTGTTGATAAAATTATTCAAAAAGGCGGACGCATTGATATTTTAGACACTGAAGGAAAATCACTCCTGTATTATCCAATTAAATATGGTTACATTGCAATGTTAAATAAACTACTAAAAACCAATGAACAAAATATTGGTTTTTCGATTGTGGATGCAAAAGATGCATATGGCGCGATTCCGCTTCATTATGCAATCAAATATGGTAATTATTATGCAATTGCTGAATTACTCAAATTGAAAGCTGATGTAAATTACAAAAATAATAATCTTAATGCATTACACCTCGCTATTTATAAAAAAGATTCCCAAATGGTGAAGCTCCTAATTAAACACGTTAAAAATATTAATATTAGGATGAAAAATAGCGATACTGCTTTGCATTGTGCTTGTAATTTTCAGTTACCTGACATAGTTAAGGTTTTATTAGATAATGGCGCCGATCCTAATATTTATGAGTATGATAATGATTTTACTCCTCTCTTTTATGCAGTTTTGTTAAATAATTTCGATATTGTACGAATGTTATTAGATGCTGGTGCTAATTTAAATATTCAGGATTTTGATGGTAACACGGTAATTCATCATGCCATAAGAAATAGACATAATGGAATTTTGAATTTATTTTTTAGTAGATTTCCTGTCAGATCAAAAAAACTCAATATCTTTGAGAATATCACCTCAAAATATGAAGGAACAACCGAAATGAACAAATTAGGCGAGGTGATTTCTGATATTAACAAGGAAATTACACGAAGAGATGGCTTCATAAATTTTAACTCTGATAAAAAAACAAGAGAATCCGTTCAATCCACTCAATCCGGTCAATCCACTCAATCCACTCAATCCATTCAAATGTCTCGAGTTTTATCACTGGGTGCATCTGGTGAAATACTTAAGAATAAGGCAAAAGAATTTAACAAATTAGTTGAGGGTGGAACAAAAATAAAGGAAGGGGGAAATGATATTTTATTAAATGCAGAATCAGATAGTAAAATAAGTAGTGAAATAACTGATAAATCAAATGACATGTCTAATGTTAAGTTAAGTGACAGGTCAGCTATGCTATCAGATGCTGAAACAAATAGTGATTCAAATAGTGAATTTGATATTGGTGCAAATGAGTTTCCCAAAGCAGAATCAAGTGACAAATCAAACCCTCAATTAATCAATAATTCTAATAATTCAAAAGTATCAACAAATGTCGAAAATCGCAATCTCGTATTAGAGACATCGCTTGACCAGAAGGTGCATATTGATCCTAATATTATTAACATTGATGGATTAACTTACATGCATTATTTATTGTATGAGTATCAGGAACAATATTTAGTTTATTTTGAAAAATCTCTTCTTTTTAGTAATTTAAATCTGCAAGACAATCAGGGCAACACAATATTGGGTCTTCTTTGTGAGTTAAATATATGGGAAAAATTTATCCAGACACTCGAGAAGAAAAAATTAAATATTTACATTAAGAATATTAGGGGAATCGCGCCAATTGATTATGTTCCTCTTATTAATTATGAAAAATTTATTAATATTGTTGTGCGGAGTTATTTTAATTTATTGGGTAGGAATATTGAATGGTCAAAGACTTGGGAAAATCAGTGTTCGTATGTAAAGAACAGAACTCTGAATGAGACTCAATGTTTTGATTTAATTCGCGAACAAATTATTAAAGAAAAAAATTCTTTTCCCAACAAGAAAAATAAAATAAATATCAATGTTCAGCTTTATTCTGCATCACATTACACTACATTTATAGGTGATCCTTTAGATATTCTTACGGGAGTTAATTATTTGATAAAATTGTATCCAAATGTAGCATGTCCTTATAATTTATTCACAACAAAAAATTATTTTAATACTGAGATTGACAAAAATTATTCTTCACAGGGGAATCAACTGCCAGTTCATGCACATGTTTTTAACATTGAAATCATTTGGATGAGATTTAAGATTGTCTATCCAAATAATTTTGAGGAAAATTTCACCAATATTGTAAAAAATGGGAAATATCAAATAATCATCATTCCATTGGGAATCGATTTGAACGAAAACGCACACTCTAATTATTTATATTATCATATACCATCACATACACTTGAAAGATTTGAACCTCATGGATCTGGTTACCCTTATCGATTCAATTATAATCCAGAAATGTTAGATGTTATTCTAGAAAAAAAATTTAGGTTTCTTATCACCAGTATCTATGATCAGAATCCAGGATTTAGTTACGTCACACCTCTAATGTACTTGCCAAAAAATGGATTTCAAATGTACGATTCAATCGAAGTGGAACAACAAGCATCAAGAAAATTAGGTGATCCTAATGGTTTTTGCGCATTGTGGTGTATTTGGTATATGGAATATAGAATAAAGTATCATTTTCTCGATCCAAAAAAAATTGTATCGAAACTTCTCAAAGATATCAGACGCAATAATATTTCCTTTAGAAATCTGATAAGAGACTACTCAATGATTATTATAAAAATTCGTGACGCAACTTTATCAAAATTTAATTCCGATATTAATGATATTATCAATGGTAAAACACCACTCGAATCATGCATCAATATTAGAAATTTTTTGTTAGATACAGAAGATAGAAATTGACCCTAATCAGATTAATTTAATTAATTAAATCAAAAAGTATTTTTGATTTAATTAAACTAAGTTTTGTTCAGTCGATTTGAATTTTTTCTTTGTTATCAATAACCTCATCACTGAAGAGCGGCACTAAGTGAGAATATTTATCAGAATCATATTTGATAACACCATAGTATCTTTTATTAAGAATATTATTATTTTCAGAGGTCATATCAATCATATATACCTCTTCATTGGTCTCATCAAATACCTCATAAATGATACCAAACTCCTTGCTGAGTACAGATAAAATTAAATCGAAAGGAATAATTTCAGGCACCTTGTTCTTCTCCAATAATCCTACAAAATATGATAATTCGTATTCTGGTTTATTCTCCAATTCATTTTTAGTTTCATCAGATTTCTTGTCTGATTCTAGATTTAATTTCTCGTCTGATTTTTCGTTTGATTCAACAGTTGATTTTTCGTTTGATTTTTCGCTTGATTCCACACTTGATTTTTCGTTTGCTTCCGCACTTGGTTTTGCCTCTTCCAATTGTTTCTTCATTTTGATATCATGAATTATTTTTTCCTTAAAGAGAACCTTCAGTGAGATGTCATAATCATTAAAATAGTTCAGTTCAGCATTATTTTTGAAGATTTCAATTAACCCTTTACAAAAATCTCCCTTTGACACATAATAATCAAACCTCCATAAAGCATCAAGTAAGGTTTCATTATTATATTCAAAGGTACGATACTCAATCGCATAATTGTATTTCTTTAAAAATTCTTTCTTCTTTTCTGAAAGATCAGTGAACTTTTTGTGAGCCATACTCAAATTATTTGATGAAGTATAATTATAGCCGTATACACCATGCATTCCTGATCCATAAACATTATTATAACGTACAGGATACTCATCTCTTAAATTATAATAAGAACTTGTGTGAGACTTATGATTATAACCATGACCATAATCATCAAAATCTAAATCTACACTGGATGGTGTTTTATAATTTTTAGGACCTTTATTTTTCCTTGATTCAGTGACAGAAGGTGTGGTTTTCGAATGATGTTGCTCAAAGTTGGGTTTGTGATCAAAATAAGAATTGTAAATATCAAGTGAATTGGTAAAAGGTGAATTCAAATCAAAGATATTTTTTGTTTTACCTTCGATTTCATCCTCAATTTGCTTCATCATTAAATGAGCAAGATCCTCATTAATATCTTCAATATATTTGTAAATAAATTGTCTCAATAACTTTCCAGTTCGTTCAATACTAAATTCATAATTAATGATTACTGTGTACAATGCCTCAAGTGCTTCAGCGCACATTGTGAAAAAAACATCGGTGAATATTTCCTTCTCAATGTATTTTGAAAATGTTTCCATCTCCTGTATTAGTATTACATTATCATACTGATCAATTGTTTCACATCCTTTTTCCTTAATAAGATCATTCAGCTCTACAAGAAAATAGTCCATGAAATTTTCAGCATCTTGGCAATATATCATTTTTCTGACAGTGTCTTTGAATATTACAGCAAAAGTGTACGCCTTTAAGTTTTGTCTAACATCGAATGTATTTTTTAATAATAATTTTTCAATCATTGATTCTGATTTACCTGACATTTTCGAAACCATTTTATTGATGTGAAATTTCAAAATAATATCAACAATAACCATCGCCATTAAAATATTATTTTGAACAGCACTAGTGACATCATCTAACGAAATATCTTTTTTTTCCTTCATTAATGAATAAATAAAATGGTAATCTTTTTTTACCAGATATTGGAAGATTTTAATATTGACCGCGTCATCAATCTCAAGTTCTGTTGTCAATAACAGAAATACATCCTTAATGTAAGGATTTGAATGTTGATTTGCATCCACTTCATTCGCAGTATCATCCAAAGGATCTTTAAATGGGTCCCTCTTTTTAGGATCAGTACCTAAAACATCAATCATAATCATTTGCTCATTTATTAAATTTTCCTTGTCTGTTGAGGAAATTGAGGTATTTACTAAGGTTGGAACGTACTCGAATTCCATATTTTTGGGCTTTAGTGTCTGTTTAATTTATTTATATAGTAATGATTATACAAATAAAATAATTATCAATTTTTTTTGCCTCGAGCACATTTTTTAGCCAAAAATGCTAAAAATTAAAAGACTGGGGGACAGCAGATGTTGCAGGGTTTGATGTATTTGCACCGTTTGATGTATTCACTGTTTCTGGCCCATACATCACACGATTAATTTTTTTAAGTTCGGTGATTAGCATTAGAGTTTCTGATAAACTGAGCAAGGGATTTGAACTTAAATCTTTTAAATTATTTAGTCTTTGATAAAGTTGTTCAATTGGAGCATCAAAAGAGATTTCAATTCTTGGATCTCTTGTTTTTGTTGAAATAATTTTTTCTTGTCCACTCAATAATTCTTCAATAGATTGTGAAAAGGCTTCCCACTCTTCGATATCTCTCATAAAAGAATCGAATTTTTTTACTTGTGACTGAATGGTTCCTTCTCTTACATCGACTGATTTTAATAAAATCCGATCAAATAATTGTTCAGCTTCCACAAAAGGATTTTCATTGATAGCATCAGATCTCTCTCCCTTTACTTGAAATCTGGAGCTAGGATTTTGGCTTGTGTTAATGTTTGTACTTGGGCTACAACTAATACTAACGCTAACGCTCGCTGTTGGGCTTGCACTTGAACTTTCGCTTGATGATAAATCTCGTACTGACCTACTCATTTAATACTAATTAATTATGATAATGTTTATATTATTTTAATTATTAACTATTAAAAGATCAATTTTTTGTAAATATTTGATTAGTTAAATAATTTTTTCAAATTATTATTATCTCTTGGCTTCAACATAATATCTTCATCCGAATCCAAATTATCATATTGTCTCATGATTGACAAAGGAAGGTTTACTAATTTCGGCGCTTGATGTTCTGTGTGATTTCCAATTAATAAATTATTTGTCTCACATTGGTTCTCCGAATTGGAGGGTCTCGTAATATGATGTTGCATCTCTGAATATCTCACCTCAGAATAATTATCTGATTCCACATAAGAAGTATTTTCTTCTGATGATGTTTTTGATTTTTGCATCTGATCACTTGTTTCAGATTTTTCTTCGTTTCCTTCAGTGGTACAATCCTGAACTTGTGTTTGAAAGAATGAGTTGAATGATGTTTGAGGGAAAAAATGATTCAATGGGAATGATGCAATGTTCAATAATTCTGGTGTATATGGTGAATTGTTTATGGGTTGTTGTACTTGATCCCAAATTTGATTTTGCATTTGATTTTGCATCAGATTTTGCATTTGATTTTGCATCAGATTTTGCATTTGATTTTGCATTTGATTTTGCATTTGATTTTGCATTTGATTTTGCATTTGATTTTGATTTTGCATTTGATCTAATAATTCATTGTATTTCTCACTTTCTCGTTTAACACAATTTTCCATGTATTGTGAATAGGAAAGGAAATCCGGGATCATAATTCTTGTCTTTTGATAAACTTGAAATTGTTTTTTCTTAAGTGAGCTCCTTAGATTATCAATGATTTTTTGTTGAATGAGCTGAAGTGATGCAAAATGTAAACGAGGATTTTGGTCCAAATTGTATTTTTTTTCTTCATTGACTTGAATATTCATTTCAGTCAACTTGGAATAGGCTGAAATTGTCAGATGATTTATCAAACGCTTAATTTCATGTTTTGTCTCAAAATGGATATCATTGATACGATTGATAAGATCAGAATAATTATGAGTGATACAATTAGCCAACATATTACATAATGGTGATTCATCTTCTGTTCCGATACAACTCGCGAAATATTTATTTGATTTAAGCAAACTTTTGATGATTCTCATATCCGAAAAAACGAATGCATTAATGAAAGAGGAGGGTGGATAAATAACCAGAAGACAATCCAACGACTCATCATTTAGATGCAAATCAAATAATTCTGCTAGTTCCTGTCTTGCTTTGTTGACATTCATTAAATTATATGAATAAGTGATATCAATTGTTTTTAAAACCAGTTCAGCAGAACAACCAAATTCTTGGAACTTAGATACAATATTTTTGATTAATTGTTGGTCATTTTGAACAATTAATCCAATTTTTCGTATATAATGTGGCTTGATAACGTTTCTTCCGCATCCGTTTAACGAATCTCTTTTTATTTTCGCCTGGAGTTTGTTTTGTAATTGAACATAGTATGTGTACATGTCATAATAGATCTTATTTTCATCTTGTTTCATGATTTTTTTTACATCAAGGTACGTCGTCATTTTATGATTCAAAGTCATTCGTCCAATAGCGCAAATATTCATACCTTCCACGATTTTTTGATTTGCTAATAAGTCAGGATTCTTCATGTAACATTGAACAGTGACCCCACCGTGTGTCAATTCAAATGAATTTTTTTTGATTTCACGAATGGTTCCAAGCATTTCAATGTCTCCATCAAAATTTTCCTCGTAGACTTTTGCTAAATATGTTCTAATATTAAGAACATCTGATACTCCTAATGTTTCGTTTGAATTCATATTAATGAGTTAATTACTCATTAGTATGAATTTACCTTTAAAATATACTTATAAAATCAATTTTTTCTTGAATAAAAGAAAATTATCAGGAACAAAACAATTAATGATAAAATAATTATGAAGAGCCAGAATAGATTGTTCTTGTTTGTAAATAAATTTCTCTTCTTTTTACTCAGGGTTTGATTGTCGGAATCATATCCCGAGCCTAAACTTTCTTCGTATTGTGAATTACCATCTGATTCATCATAATCCAACTCATTATATTCCCTTTCATAAATATCAAGCATAAACATTTTGCATAATTCATTGTAAGCTTCATCATAAGATAACATTCTTTTATCAGTTGCATGGTTAACTAAATTATGTAAATCAATTAACCATTTAACCAAATTTTCTTTGGATGAGAGAACAGTTTCAGTTATGGGTATTTTTTTAAGGTGTTGTGCATAATTGTATCTACATTTTAAACAAGGAAGGACATTCATTAACGCGACAAAAAACGCAATGAAATGTTTCTTGTCTTCCTCAGTCGGATTATCTGGATAATTTAAACTAATCGCATGTAAAAACCCCCACCCATATTTACCCCACTTTGATGGCAACATTTATTTATACATTTTAACAAGATATTTTATTCGAATGAATATCAATTGAATCAAATACCCGTTTCAGAAAAGTTTCATCAAAGAACAGACAATTAAGATGTATAATTAAGATGGATGATTAAGGTGGATAATTAAGTGGATAATTAAGTGGATAATTAAGGAGAATTTTTGCTCAAATTCAAGAAAATATCAATTGAGTCAATCACTAGTTTCACATAGAGTACATCCAAATAATTTTCAAATTCTTTTTTTACCAAGTCAAAATTCAAATATAATTCACCTCGTGAAAAAGCTTGTATAATTAATGCTATAGTGTGTTGTTTTTCTGACAGAAAAACATTTTTGCAATCATATGATAAATAATTATATGCGATTGCAGCATCTTCATCGTATCCAATCAAATATATAAGTAAATTTGTGTAGTCATGATGTCCGATTGATACGAGATAATCATAAAAAATAAGTGGATATAACAGATAAATAAATTTGACCTTGTCTGCATATTCGCGCACGATCAAATCAACATCAAGACAACAGTCAATATATACTTTAATGAAATTAATTTTATCAGTGAATCCATAGGATAATTGTTCCTTAATATACTCAGGATTGAGACACTTTTCTTGATCAATTGGAATAGAATTACTCCTGAAAAAATCATAAATATCTTTGTATGTGTGTTCGTTTTTAGGATATCCTTTTGAAAGGAACTCAGAAAAGTTTAAATGAAAGAGTCCCAAGGAATGTGCATCGAGGAGAAAATAAAGATATTGAGATCGAGGAAGGACCAATAGATTGATAATATTAAAAATAAACCAGTGATCATACTTTTTAATTTTTAATGAGTGCTTTACAATATATTCAAAAAATTTTCCCAATGTATCTTCAGTCATGTAGGTAAATCTAAATTGTGTACTACCAACTGCTTCATTAATATAGTTATTAATTTCTGGATACATATCAACAATTAAATCCAAATGCTCTACCAAATAAAACAAGTGGTGATGTTCAGGAAAAAATATATTATGTGTTACAACATATTTTATTAACTCCCTAGGATTGACAACAAAAACACATTTTGTGTTAATAAGATCAAGTATTTTTTCATGATCAACACTAGATATCACATCCTTGATAATTTTATGATGTTCCTCACTTAACCTTTTCTCGAACCATTCAGAATGTGTATTGTCTGAGAGCAAACCAAAAAAAATAGTGAGAAGTAGTGAATTCGTGCAATTCTCTTGATTTAAATATCCTTTGATAAAATATTTACCTAAGTGTTTTGGATATTTTTTTAGTTCATCTGATCTACACAATATTAGTTTAATTCCTTTCTCTTTCACACTGTGCGAATAACTTAAAAAATCATTTATCGTGTAAGACGGATCAATAATATCAAAATAATGTTCCTGATTTCGTATTTCATCATTAATTAAATCTTTTTCAAGATACCAGTTCATTGATTCCTGAGTGCAAAATGAGAAGATATCTTCTGTGTACAAATCAATTTCTTCATCTAATCCATTTTCATAAATCAAGTCATAAATATATTGTAAGAGATGATGGTTAGACAATATATTTGGAACCGTAAAAATTAATGGTTGATTATATGTATTTAACTTATGCCAACGCTCAATAACAAATTTACAAATGTGTTTGATAATTTGATTTTTTTCATCGTTTTTCATTTCTTGTGTTTCAACATTTAAATTTGATAGTGTCAACCACTCAGGAATATATTTAATTTTAATACTCCAAATATCATGTAATTCAAACCAAAAATTAAGCATCGTGAGATATTTTTGAAGAATAGATCCAGATCCTATTTTTATTATTTCATCAGAGCATATACATAATATATTACTCGAATAAAATCCTCCATAAAATAATTCTGGTTCACGCGAAAATAAATCCCGCAGTCCATCCACATCAAGTTTTATTGAAAGCGAATCAATCAAAAAATACATTAGTTGCGTTTTTTGTTTGAATGAGTTAGATTAGAGAAAACAATATTTCATAAAATTATTTAATTATCAATTTTTTTTACCAATTCATGCACGTAAGGATCTTTGATATATTGAAGGAATTCCATCAAATCCCTTACATTGAAATGAGAATTGATGTCTTCCCATATTTCTTTACTTGCGTGATATAACTGTTCCTTTTCATTTTGCTTCATTTTATACAAGTGATAGTAAAGTGGATTAACCTTAATTATCTCCTTGATGGTGACAGGCGTGAGATTCTTTATAATTATTTCATTTCCTAAGAGTGAAATTGTATTATACAATAGATATGGTTGTGGAAGCATAACCGTAGTATCTTTTTTTGCTAAGATTGAAGGGGGAGGTGCACCAATGGGTGCAATATTAACTGGCTCAAAAGTTGTGACACTAAGATAATTTGTTTTTTTGGTGATGGGATCACTAATAAATTTCACACATCGATTAAAATAAGCTCTAATGTAGGTTGCACGAAAATTTTCCCATTCATTACCTCGATCTGATTCTGGATACAATATTAAATTACGAACAGCCTCAATTGGATTTTTATTTGTGGTGAGATTTTTAAGGAAATCGCCAATGCTGATAATATTTGAATTCCTCTCTCCCAAATAAGTTTCGAGATTCTCTGTGATTTTTTTTACATTAAACAATTCAGGATCTCCTGAATTGATTTTGTATTTGACACACCAAATATTTTTATACCATGATTGCAGAGAATAAATTATTTCATTGATGTAAGATTCAAACTTTATTTCGTCGATGGTGTATGTGTTCCGAACCAAATCCAATTGTGGTTTGAAATTCTCAATAAATTTATCTACTTCAATTTCATTTGTGTAAACAGAGTCGATATAATAATAAAAACTATGTCTTGATCGCAATTTTCCTTGTTTTTCCAATTCACGCATTGCACGATATTTTTTCCCATCCAAATTTGTAATATCACCACTGATAAACCTATTTTTTAATTCGTTAAACTTGTTAGTCAGTTGATTAATATTTTCATCAATACTGAAAAGATTATAAATATGATTCTTTTTGAAAACTTCATTTACATCGCGCCAGATTTGCCAAATATGGTAAATATCGCCTCTATCTTGATCATCCTTTTTGAGTCCATACTTGGCGTATTTAATATCTGATTTTTCATACGCTTCTTTATAACCAATAATATGCTTTAAAAATAATATCACGCCAATAACATCCAATTCTAAATTAAATTTCCAAGCATAGAGAAACCAAAATATGAATTTCCCATCTATTGTACTAATATCCATATCTGACGCGAGATTAAAATTAATAAATTCTTTAATGATAAAATCATCCATAATCGTTGCATCAAGCGTTTTAATATAATTCCTTTCGGTAAGTGCCAAATAATCAGGATTAGAATGTTTAATCATTTGAGATAAATCTTTATCATTCAGATTAATTTTATCATAGGGCGATTGAATTAACATTAAACCGCGTTCCAAGGAATCAAACGAAAGAAGTAATTTTGGTGACATGTAAGATTTTTTTTGTATGAGCTTATCCATGATGTTAATGGTTCCTGAGGAATCACTATATTCCTTATTAAAATAATCCACGAATGGATAATATTTTTTTGAAACTGTCTCTTCATCACAGTCATAGCGTATTGCTTTTAGTGCTCCCGTCAATTTATCTCTCACTAAAATATTTTCATCTGGATGAATAATGTAAAAGTCCAGAGTTTTATCCAGCAAAACAAATGTATCGTATCCGGATGCCGTGGTGCCATATTGGTATTTATAATAGATGCGTTGAAAATTGTAATCATCATGAGATTTTTCATCAGCTTGAATTAAATTAAAAGAATCATACTGATAATTCGCAGTTGAGTTTAGCAACGTAGCACGACCAATATATCTAAATATTGTGGAATAAGTTTCGAGATCAGGAATCAGCATATAATAATGAAAATAAATATCTTCAAGTATATTTGATTTGTAAATTTTCAATAAGTTATCCAAAGAAATTTCTCTTGATCGTTTCTTGTCTGTTTTATCACGGAATTTAATAATTTTGCTTTCACTTTCTAAGACCATTAGATGAGACCATCCATTGGGATCGTTTTCGTGATAAATAATTGGAGAATCATATTTTGATTTCTTAATCATTTGTTTCAAAAAGGTTGTTGGATCTTCATCTGCAATCTTGTATCTTGTCTTGTTATACATTACCTCCTCCTTTTTGTACAAATAATAAACCTCGCCTGGCGCAACTCGTCCAACTCTCCCCTTTCTTTGTGTGGAACTTGTTTGAGAAATCATGTAAGTGGGTAAACGCGTGATATCCAAGAGAGGATCATAAATATTAACCTTTGTTTTACCTGAATCAACAACATAACGCAATTTCTCCAGGGTTAAACTGGCTTCTGCAATATTTGTTGCGATAATGATGGCTCTTGTATATGTACCAGCTTGCACTCTAAATTTGATATCATATTCTTTCAAAAGTACATCTTGCTTTCTTCGTGTATAATTTGGAAGTGTCTGATGAATTTTTTGAATTCCTTCCTTGTCCTTGTCATTCATTGAACGAAAATATCCCAATGCTATAATTGAATCTGGTAAATCCTTATGATTGTTAATTTGCTTGATTGCACTTTTAATTTCGTTCTCACCAGGTAAAAATAATAATATGTCACCTGATTTTGTTTTTTGTGCGAGATCAATGGTTCTTTTAACCGCGTAATCGATATATGATTTTTCTTTTTTCATTTCCTCTTCTTGTGCATCAGTTAAATAAAAATCTTTGATAACATACTGTGTGGAACTACCTGGAGGGCTAATATGAAATCTTCGATCAACGTTTGCACGATCCAATCTGTTATTTATCAAGAATGTTGAGAGGGGATAAGACCTATTATCATTAATCACGCGATAATATCTTCGATAAATTGGATCGTCGTCTTCCATTGTGGCACTGACAATAACTAATTTCAATGAATTGTTGTAATTGACCATATCTTTGGCGAAAGACAGAATAATGTCCATGTTAGTATTATGTTCATGGGCCTCATCCACCATAATAATATCATAAAGATTTGCGGCGGTGATCTTTTTTCCTTTTATGTGGGTGAGAAATTGGGAATTTTTCATCTCTTCCAATAAAGTACCGTCAGTTACCATTCTAAGGAATGATGGTGTATTTGCATTAACAAATGAACCTGTTTTATATTTGTATTGTAGGAGATAATTATATGTGGTGATATCTTCCCTGGTCTTATTTCCTAGTCCACTCCCAAGCTCTGGTGTATATTCGAAAATAGGTAATCCCATTTCATTACTGATTGTATCAATATTTTCTAAGGTTGGAGCTTGTCTTGGTTGTGTACAAATAATCTTTCCTCTTTTATTAAAAGAAATTGCGTAGAGTGCGTACAAAAATAATTTAGGCACCTGGGTTGATTTTCCTTGACCAGTGGATCCAGTTACATAAATCACACGATTATTAATGTAACGATGAATGAAATTTATTTGACTACACCAATTCATTGCGTAGGTGAACATCCAAATTGGTTTTTCCGTGAGGAAGTCAAAATATTTTTTTTTATAATTAACTACAGGATCAAAATTTTTTTTCCTCAAAGGATTTAACTCACCATAAGTTTGATGTGTAGCAAAATAATAGGCTTGGGTTTCATATTCTTTACGACGCGATCCAAAATGCACCTCCTTCATCACTCGATACTTTTCCTGATTAACTTTATCAAAAGCTTCGGTTCGCAAGCGTTTGGTGATAAATGAAGTGTTGGTTATTCCTTCTTGTGGAATAAATTCAGAAAGCAGTCCTGAATAAATGTAAGCCTCAAAAATTATTTCCGCAATATTTTTTTTAATGAAATAAAAAATTCCATGATTGATAGTTTGAATTTTTCTTTTATCTTCTGCTGTAAAATCCAATGAATAAAATGTTCGAATGTTGTTACTAATATTAAACCAGGATAAAATATCATTAGATGATGAATCAAATGGGAGTAGAATTCTCTCAATAAATAATTTAATATCTGATTTTATCACTTTCACCCTACCTGATTCATCCTTATCTTTAATTCCATTTCTTGATTTATCAGAGAGTGAAATCCAATTGGGAGGCATCTGAATATATTTTTCATGATCGTCCGTGTAAGATAGAATCGATTTTGCATAATTATAAACATTTTTGACCGTTATATAAATTGTTCCAGCATTTGATTGTGAAAAAAAATCAGTCATACTATCCAATGTATCAGTATCAACATTAGTTTTTTTCTCTTGTTGTTGTGATTTAGAACTTGCATTGGAATACAAATAATCAATAGTGTTAAGTGATTTTAACTTATGATAATACCAGGTCTTTTTAAAGAAAGTTATTTCATTGAGCAAGAAATTATAAATATGCTCACTGGGAATCTTTCTAATTGATTTGTAGATGTCATCCAATTTTAGTTCTTCAATGCCCTCGAGAATTGCTTCATCTTCATCTTCCTCGTCTATTTTTAGATCAATCAAAATATTCTCATTTTTGAGAGTATCAATTTGATCATAATATTTGGTAAAAAAGAAGTAAAAGTAGAATATTAATTTATCATTAATGTAAGATTTTTGAAGCATTTTGTTGATTCCCACACCAATCTTCAAAATTTGATCATCTGTGAGATTCTGCCAGGATTTCTCACTCAGTAAGTCATCAATAACAAAAATTCTGGTTAAAATACGATAAACAGTGACTGGTAAATTATTATCCGGATCAATGAAATCATATATCAACCATTTATGATTTTTAATGTCGGTGAACAGCAAATACGATATTCCATGATAAATATCCTGATATGACATTCCCGGTGTCCAATCAAGATGTTTTGTTTTAGATCTTTCCTCTAACGGTGTCTCATTTTTAAATTTATCTGGCCTGTTTCTAAGTTTTATTAAAGTATCTTGATAATACTTGTGTTTCTTGAATGATTCAAGAGTAAAAGGAACAATATCCACCCAATTAACATATAATTTCATTGCGGCACTTTGAATTGTATAGAGCAATAAAATAAAATTATGATCCAAATATTCACGTTTAAGCTCGCGTTCTTTTGTATTAATGATTAATTGATTACCTTGATATTCAATAGAACGAATTGCACGATTATATTGCATGTTTGTGTATAAATATTCACCCTTTGAATCCTTCTTTGTATACAAATCATTAAAGGTCACAACTGATTTTTTACTATCGTCGTTGTCATTGTCTGAAATAAAAGGCATGAGCATATTTAAGAGCGCACACAAATCTCTATTTTTATTTTGTTTTAACTGAATCATAAATCTATTTTTGTCAACAAAACAAAATCTAATTGCAATATAATTTATCAAAGCAATAAGCTTTTCCAACAAATACTGTTTGTCATCACTGATAAGTTTTTGATACACCACATTAATAATATTATTTTTTATATAGATGATGTCATTTTCATTCAAAAAAGCATTTTGGGTTATATTACTCATAATACAATATAATACGATTATTTTTTAAACAAAATCTCAGAATTATTCATCAAAGTAAGCACCAGAGATTATTCCTCAGATTAAGCACCAGAAATTATTCATCAAAATTATTCCTTAGATTAAGCACCAAGCGTTTATTCACCAAATCACACAATCAAAATTATTCCTTAGATTAAACATCAAAATTATTCATCAAAATTATTCCTTAGATTAAGCACCAAGCGTTTATTCACCAAATCACACAATCAAAATTATTCCTTAGATTAAACATCAAAATTATTCCTCAAAATTATTCCTCAGATTAAACACCAGAAATTATTCATCAAAATTATTCATCAAAATTATTCATCAAAATTATTCATCAAAATTATTCCTTAGATTAAGCACCAGAAATTATTCATCAAAATTATTCATCAAAATTATTCATCAAAATTATTCCTTAGATTAAGCACCAGAAATTATTCATCAAAATTATTCATCAAAATTATTCCTTAGATTAAGCACCAGAAATTATTCATCAAAATTATTCCTTAGATTAAGCACCAAGAGTTTATTCACTGAACAAAACATCCAATGGTGGAAGGTGGAAAAAATGATTTTTCTTTTATTATTAGCTAATTATAGAAAATAATAGACCATATTCTCAATGGACCCAAATATTTTGTCATTATTTAAGGAACTTGGATTAAATCCAATGAAAGATCTCAATAATCAGGGACTGATTGGTTTGAAAAAGGAGGTACAGGATAAATTGCTAAAATATCAAGTCACTTCGGTTGAGTCACTTGTGGAAAAAATTAGAGATTATTCGTTCGGTATTAATCTTGCTGACACTGGTACTGGAAAAACACATCAAACATTGGCATTATGTGCAGAATTGGGATTAAGACCCATAGTATTTTGTAATAAGATTATGATAAATTTTTGGAAAAGTATTTGTGAGTATTTCGAAATTGAGCCTTATGATGTGGTCAACTACGAAACCATCAGAAAAGGGCTTACTTATAGCGATGGATCATTGAAAAAAAGAAAAAAAGCACAATATTTGTCATTGATTGAATCATCTGGTGAATCATCAGGTGAAACCAATCGTTCCTGTTCCTACGAATGGAAAATAAATATGGTCAGATACTCCACAATTGTCATCTTTGATGAATCTCATATGTGTTCAAATCAAGATAGTGCGTTAGGTGCGTTACTGAGCTCAACCCGTGTATTAATTGAAAATAAAATTCCCGTACTTTTGTTAAGCGCGACAATTGCACAGGAATTAGAAGAATTGATTATTCCATTTTATTTATCACAAATGATTAAGACACTGGATAAAAAACATTTCAATAAATTTATTAAAGCACGTATGAATTCAATGAATATTGAAGGAGGAACAAATTATTCTGATCTTGTATCAGCAGCACATATCTTATTGAAAAAATATTCTGTGAGAATTAGGATCAGTGAGTTAGGTTCACTATTTCCCAAGAACAACATCATCTGTCAATCATATAATTTGGAAAATGATAATGGGGCGGATGCTGTGGGGGCATTGTACGATGAAATAAAAATATTGGATGCTATTATTGAAAAATTAGAGAAGGGGGATATGTTAAATGATTTAAATGATTTAAATGATTCAGAGTTATCTGATGACGAATCAAAAAAATTTGCATCCGAAGAATATGCACTTGCATTGAAGAAAAGACAGAAATTAAGACAAAAAATTGAGTTATTGAAAGTTGACATCTTTTGCAAATTAGCTCGCGAACAATTAAGGGAGGGTAAATCGGTTGTTATTTTTGTTAATTACAGAAAAACAATACAATTTTTAGGCCAGGCTTTGGACTCTGATTCTCTCATTTATGGTAAAATAAAAAATGAGAAAAAGGAAGCGATCATTAAAGCTTTTCAAGACAATCAAATAAGGATCATTATTTGTCAAATTAAATCAGGAGGTCAGGGTATAAGCTTAAATGATCTTAAAGGTGTCCCTCGTGTTTCTTTTATCAGTCCACCATATTCTGCAAAAGAATTGATACAAGCATTGGGAAGAATTCATAGAGCTGGTACTAAAAGTGTGTGTAATCAATATATTATTTGCGCGGCGAATACTATTGAGGATTCAGTCAAGGATAAACTAACGAAAAAAAAGGGGGTAATTAATACAATCAATGATGGTGATTTGAGAAGATTTTAATTATGTTATTTATCTTAGTTATTTCCTCTCAAAAAGTATGACTCGAGGTGAGAAATCCTATGTGAAAATATATTTTTCATATAAGATGCACATCTGATGTTTTTAGCATTGTGAGACAATAATTAATTAAATAATTTTTTTTCACCTCGGACAAAATTTTATCATATAATATAAATGTCATCCGATGATTTAACTGGAGGTACACCCATTCTTGAAGGACTGCTTGAGCCACAAGATGGAAGTGATCGTTCTTTTCTTGAGCGTTTATTCAAATCAAAACATACTGGATGCACTGATAAATCAATATTTGAAAATCTTCATCATTTGGATATTGTTGGTGCTACTATAAGCTTTTTTAAAGCTTTCGCTGATAAACAAAAGGCGGTGAAACAATTCGAGGATAAATTAATTTTTGTTAAGATGTATGGTTTTCTTTTTCTCATAGTATCATTTTTTGTCACAATATTCTCAAATTACACATGTCCAGCTAACATAACCTATGAATGTCATCCGAATGGATTACTTGATACAAAACCAGGCATGTTTATTTTTGAGTGTCTTATTTATGGTCTTACTGGTGTGATCATCTTTTTATTTTCAACCGCATTGAGAAATAGAAGATTCTGTGGGATTGAAATCATCACCTTTTGTATTTTGATTTTTATCGCGTTCTTCGTTATTAATATTATTTTCGAAAAGATTGGATTGTACCGTATCGCTTATCCAGAGTATTACAAGGATCAAAAACAAGCGGATACCAAAGATACGGCGCACGAACCAGAACCCGAACCCACACCAACACCCGCACCAGCGTCCGAACCCGAACCAACACCCACTCCGATGCCTGTGGTGAATATGGCAACAGATAACAAGAGTGCACAAGCTTTGCCTGAACAAATTGATCAACCACAAAAAACAGGAAGTGAAATTTTCTGGGAGAATGTCTCTGGGGGAGCAAAGTGGACATATTTTGTAATGATAGGATTTGCTGTTCTAATTTTGATTCTAAGTGCGTTTATCGTACATGAAGTTAATCCACTATATCGCATTTTCTCAGGAAAAATTCAATCAAATGGTATGGATCTGACTTCGGGCATAACACTTTTTGGAATATTTATTTTTGAAATGTTGATATTTGGTGTGTTAACCGCTGTACCTATTTTTATGTCTGCTTGGAATCGTGGTGCATACGACACAGTGAATGGTGCCAAAGAAACAGCACTTGAATTCTTACTAATTGCAGTAAAATTCTGTGGTCTCCACGTATTGTTACAACTCTCTGGTTTCTACAAATACATTTACAATAGACCTGATTATCTCGAAGAGAGAGGATTGCATAAGGTTCCGGTGAAAGATCTTGTTAATAAAATTAAAGGACTGTTCGCGAAAGAGAAAATTGAGGAATGTTTTACAAATAACAACTGTAATAATTATTTGGAGGAACAAATGAAAAACATTGATGATTTAACAACGGAGCATTTAAAAGGCAAAGGTTATTCAAGCGAAACATCAGCAAAAAAGACATCCAATGAAAATAAAGCAAAGTAATCTAGAGTGTTTCATCAAATGAAAATAATTTGATTTTTTCTTTTGATGAAAAATAATGTTTACATGCGAATTCTTCCTGAAATGAAAATAATTTATTAAGCGATGAAGAATTTATTTAATTCAAAATATTTTGAGTTAAATAGAATCTTAATAGAAATTTATCCAGTATTGATCAAAATTTTTATAAACATAAATTTTAATATTGCTGTTTGAACATAACAATATGAGTTTTTCTTCAGTATTTAATTTATCATTTATTGGTTTGTAATAAATAAAATAATAACTATAATTAATTGAATTAATACATGCTCTAAACCCGAAACACCCTAAACGAATTATACTATGTGTCATTGTGTAACATCCTATATTGTTTTTAATGTTTGTCGGATACATATAATTCATTTCTTTCTTTGTGTAATCAGTGTTTTCAAAAAAATTTTGTTCTGTCAATGGGAAAATACCTTGACTAGTTAGAGGCAATACAATTGTGTGTGTCTGTCCTTCATTTAATTTTTTGAACTGTTTGATATAATGATGACCAGATTCTGCAAATATTCTTTGTTTTATTTTGTTTACTTCTTGGAAATTAATCGGTATCAAATAAAATTCACATTCATCAATAAAATAATCAATTTCTTTTAGTGTCTTTGGATATTTATTTGTTCGTAACCAGTTAAGTACCAAATGAAAATGATCAGGTGAATTATCAATAAAATATTCTGGAGGTTTATTAGATAACGTTGATGTATAATCTTCCTTATTGTTCAAGTTCACGTTCATGTTCGCATTCAAAATCACATCCGAATTCTTTTCATTTACAGGATTCATTCGAAATAACCCAGTAAAAAAACATTCATATTTTGTTAATGTTTGTTCAGTGGTATGAAATAGTGTCCCACCAACATTCAAAATAATACGTGACATTTTCAACTATTATTTGATAAATTACATTCAGAAGTTATCAAATAACATTTTTTTCAATTTTTTCAAGCAAACTTAATTTTCAAACACAGCGAAATTGGTTTCTCCGAATAATATAATGAATGTGGTCCTTTGAATTCAAACTTGAGTTTATCAATTGATTGAGGTCGTTCGTAATCCTTGATAAGAATCTCATCAGTTTTAAACTGATCAGTTATTAAATTTACTGGACTGTGCACAATATTCACTATTTGAAAATTAATGTAATTGGGCAAAGTAAGGTCAGCTCTTGTCTCTCCTTGGAAACTGTTTGCGTTGGAATAGGATGAGGGGGATAAATTAAATCCAAGTAAAGGAAGAATACTAAAACGTGAGTTTACAAGAGAAAATTTTTTACCGTTTCTGTGAGAAATTTTAACAAGCGAATCCTTTGTGCTGAACTCAAAAAAACTGTACTGTGCGTTAATGATGAAGAAAATTGTGTTCAAATCATACATGCCGGGTGTAATGGCACAATTATTTGGGACACCGTCAATAATAAATGTGAAACGATTGCAGAACTTGTGAATATTTAATTGAGGTTTTCCAATTTGATAAGATACAAGGTGAATTGATTTGACTTGTTTATTTTTCATTGTGGATGTAGGTGTATTCATTGGATCATTTAACTGAAGCGAAATATCTATTTGGTCATATTCATCTATTTCTGGAACTTTAATTGATAAATCAAACAATTCTTCATTAGATCCTAAAGTAGAATGTAATCGCTTTTTGATTTCTTGTGTTCCCTCCAATTGATTAAGATTCTCTGATACTTCAATTGATTGATTAAAAAGTATTTTCTTGTATTGTGCAAGCATTTTAATAATTTCTTTTTTCCTTTCATCAATTTCCACCGAGCGAGTATCAGATGAAGAATTGCCTTGCGCATTATTATTTGTGATCCGCTGTTTTTCTTCAACTAGCTCGATTAATTCGTTTTCAATCAGTGTATGGTCTTCTTGATTTTTGATTTCGTGGATTTTATTTGATGAGGAAACCAAAGAGTGAGTTTGCATTTGATGCGGAGATTGTTGCTGATTCATAATTAATTCCGAATAATGAGGAATTTGATCAAGGGACAGATTGGTTCCAAATGATTGAATTGATTTTAAAAACGATTCAATTTTCTCAGATTCAACAACACCAGTAAGTTCAAATTTTTCAGAATTAAATCCTCCTTGGATATTATCATAATTATTAATTTTATTATTCATTATGATATCACCAGGCGGATTATTTTTTTGCATCTGGTCTGCAAATATTTGGGACTGAATTGGAATTAGAACTTCAGCCGGATTGCTTATTGCGAAGGCACTTGACCCTTGCATCTGATTATTCAATTGTGGATTCGTCTGGGGATTCATTTGTTGTCTTATTTGAGGATTCATTTGAGGATTCATTTGAGGATTCATCTGAGGATTCATCTGTGGGTGCATCTGAGGATTCATCTGAGGATTCATCTGAGGATTCATCTGAGGATTCATCTGAGGATTCATCTGGGGATTCATTTGAGGATTCATCTGAGGATTCATCTGAGGATTCATTTGAGGATTCATTTGTGGGTGCATCTGAAGATTCATTTGAGGATTCATTTGAGGATTCATTTGAGGATTCATCTGGGGATTCATTTGAGGATTCATTTGAGGATTCATCTGGGGATTCATTTGAGGATTCATCTGAGGATTCATCTGGGGATTCATTTGTGGGTGCATCTGAGGATTCATTTGAGGATTCATCTGAGGATTCACTTGAGGATTCATTTGTGGATTCACTTGAGGATTCATCTGAGGATTCATCCGAGGATTCATTTGTGGATTCATTTGTGGATTCATTTGTTGATTCATTTGTGGGTGCATCTGAGGATTCATTTGAGGATTCATCTGAGGATTCATTTGAGGATTCATTTGAGGATTCATTTGAGGATTCATTTGAGGATTCATTTGTGGGTGCATCTGAGGATTCATTTGTGGATTCATTTGTGGATTCATTTGTGGATTCATTTGAGGATTCATTTGTGGATTCATTTGTGGATTCATTTGGGGATTCATTTGGGGATTCATTTGAGGATTCATTTGAGGATTCATTTGAGGATTCATTTGAGGATTCATTTGTGGATTCATCTGAGGATACATCATTTGTTGATATTTTTGTGAATTCGTTTGTTGACTCGTTTGATAATTATTACGATCAGAATTTCTATTTTTACTATCAATCAAATTACGCTCATGCATCATTTTTTCATAAGCTGATGTTACTTCTGAGAATTTTTTAGATTCTCCTCCCTGGTTACTATTGCGATCATAAGAATTGTTCGCACTTGTATTCATACCCGGGCCACCAAAATTATTAAATCCTGGAGGAATGTTATTTTGAAAATGCTGATCATCTTTTACGAATGATTGTTGTGATTGTTGTGATTGTAGTGTCTGTTGTGACTGTTGCGACTGTTGTGATTCTTCATCAAAGTCACCAAAACTACTTCCAATGCCTGCGGTTTCAGTATGTCCGAGTAAATCAGCAACTGGATCACCTAATCTATCGAAATAATTTATGGAACCAGAATTAAAGCCAGCTGGTCCATCATCATCCATTTGTAAAGGATTATTTTTTTTTCTGGAGCCATCTTGATAACTCATTTCATCCATACGTACAGCAGTATGTTTTAACTGTCTCAATTTTCGATCATAGTCACCTTCTGGGTCTAATGAGAATGGATTAGATTGAAGTGCGGCTACTTTATTTTTGTACTGTTTTTCATTATCATAAGCGCGTGCCTGCTGTAAATTTTTATATCTATCCTCAAATGATTCAGCATTGTTCTGACCGTTTTTCCTTTCAAATGACTCTGGGATCAAAGTGGGAGTGATTGGACCATCATCAAAGGGAGAAGCATATATACTTCCATGTGGATCATTTGAAATATAACTAATAGATGGGTCTTCACCAGGAAGATAATCATCTTCGATATAACCAGTTTTTTTGCTAATGGCGTGAGGTCTATTCATAACATTATTTCTACGATCACCATAGACATCCTTTTCTCTTTCTATTTGAACCTGAGACAATTGTTTTTTCTTGTAAATATTGACATGTGGGTTCCTCATTTTGATGTATTCATTAATATCACCAGCTACTGTTGTATTTAATTTGGAAATCAACTTGGGTAAATCTTCCTTTTTTTTGATTCGCCTAATGTCACTCTTCACTTCATTTGAAGCGATTCTAGTATCAATCTGATCTGATATTTTTTCTCGACATTTGTTAATTGATTTTTCATTCAAATCAAAAATTGAACAAACATTGTTCAGAATGTTCTCAATGTTCTTGTCAGACGAAATATAATTATAAAATGCGGTCTGGTAATTATTCATTTATAAATTTATTATAGGAGAAAAAAAATTAATTCTTAACGAAAAATTAATTTGTTTTTCAATCAATATTTGAACTCATAATCACCCGCTGATTTTTTACACATTGGGCATTCATGACTCTTTTCTCTTAACCATTTATCAATACACAAAAGATGATAGTGATGATCACAAGGTAAGAATTTAATAATATCAGACTCCACAAAATTATCTTGACAAATCACACAAAGATCATCATCTGACATTTCATTTGGATTGAAAAATTTAGTAGGGAGACCATCAATGGTTTCTTTTTTCGCAATCTTTTTCACATCTTCAAATCTTGGTGTATATGTTTGTGTTTGTGTTTGTGTTTGTGTTTGTATTTGTCCATGTCTTTGTGCGTGGGCAAGACCAGATGCCAATCCTGTTCCTTGCCCAGGCCCATTAATCTGTTCAATCACTAAGGGTATTGTTATGGTTTGTGTGTTAAAACCACCAGAACCAAAACCAGAACCAGATCCAATTTCAGGTGTTAATAATTCAGGTATCGCTTGATTTATAATCGAGCTAATTAATTGAGGAAGAAGAGTTGAGGACGTACTAGTGAAAGAACTAGTGGAATAATCATTAGTTGATGTAGGTGATGTAGTTGATGTAGATGATGTAGTTGATGTAGATGATGTTTCATTTGATTCTGTTTGCATAGGTACATTGGCTGATGTGCGTATATGTGCGTATATGTCAGTGCGAGCATTTGTATTTGTTGCATAATTATTAAAAACATTGGTCAAATCATCAAAGTCAGAATCAAATAAACTCCATGAGGAACCTATCAAAGAACTTAAGAGGGATGGGGAGGGGGAGGATCTTCTAGAGGAGGTGTTATATGTGGATCTTGAGGTTGGAAATACATGTGAGTTCAAGTTTGAACCACGAGAGAATCCACCTTGCGATACTCTTCTATTTGCACCTTGGTTTAATCTGCTTGAAATTGAAGAAATTCTGGATGTACCACCAAGTGACCCTCTGGATGTACCGCCAAATGATCCCCCGGATGTAGCATCAACTAATCCTCCGGATGTAACATCAACTGATCCTCCGGATGTAACATCAACTGATCCTCCTGATGTAACATCAACTGATCCTCCTGATGTAGCATCAACTGATCCTCCGGATATACCACCAAATGATCCTCCGGATATACCACCAAATGATCCTCCGGATGTAGCATCAAATGATTCTCCAGATGTGCCATTGGATGTATCATCAAATGATCCTCCGGATGTAACATCAAATGATCCTCCGGATGTAACATCAAATGATCCTCCGGATGTAACATCAAACGATCCTCCGGATGTAGCATCAACTGATCCTCTGGATGTAGCATCAAATGATCCTCTGGATGTAGCATCAAATGATTCTCCGGATGTATCACCAAATGATCCTCCGGATATACTATTAAATAATCTACTTGCTGGACTTATCGTAAAATAAAAATTATTTCCATTTTGCTCAAAATTTGCATTAATATCGGCCACAGATGTTCCATTAGTTTCATTGTTTCCAGGTGTAAAACTGAAAAAATCAGTGAGAAAATTAAAAAGTGTGTCATTTGATGCGTTTGGTATATTTGATATTAAATAATTTTCTTCGTTTGAGGTGGGATCAATTGTATCATTCGGTGCGGAATTGTTAGATGTAGAATTATTTGAATCGTTCTCAATATTCATATTAATATCATATATATTGAAATTATTTAAATACTGTGAGGAATCATCATCCAGTACACTCTCTCTGATTTCCATTAAATTATTATAGAGATCATCATTTATACAATAGGCGAGCATTGGATATTTTGCAAAAAGAAATTCTGGTATATTCGCTGTCTGTTCATAAAATTCACCACACATTTCAAGATCATCAAGGCTCATATTTGGACAGAGATCAAGAATCTTAGCTAAAAATGATCTACTTGTATTCATTTTTTATTTCTATAGATTTTTTGTTAGAATTCTAGTTTTATTTATTTAATTTTCCAAATGCGAAAGAACGAAAATAAATCTTAGAATATACTATAATGTCAGCTGATCAGGATAAAATTCTTGGTGCATATACTAGTGAAATAAATAAAGAACAGTCTATTGAAAAATTAGTGCAGGAATTGAAAGATATTTACAATAATAATGCTTTCTATAATTTCAACAATATTCCCAATACTTATATCTTTGTCTTTCTTGTAATAACATTGATCGCGATCGCACTTTCGAGACATATTAATGTTAGTCTGTCATTGGTATTTTTATTATTAATTGGCGGAGTCATCTTTTACTTAATTTACGCAAAATATACACTTGGAACAAAAACAGATCAAGAAGATATCAAAATAAAAATTCAATTCATTAAACCAGAACCAAAATATTTGAAATACTTTCCTGATTTTGTTAATTATTTTTTCTCAATTAGAGAATTATATTTCACCAACCCTAATGCATTTTATTCGGTGGTTGATAATGTGGATCAGTTCCTTTATATGTATGACACAATTATGAATAAACAAGTATTATATTGTAAGCAAAATTTAGAGGTAATGGAAGGATTCGCTAGAACTGCATTAAATAATTTTAATTCGTTGATTTATGTTCTCAACTCTGACAAAAACGTCACAAAAAAATTCCATCTAGCATTAAAAGATCTACATGTGCTACTCTATCAGTATATCAATCGTGTAATTGATAAATGTAATGCACTCTTCACCAATGAAACCATTAATGTTAATTCCGGTTTTTACGAACAATTTGGACCTAGACCGATTAATTATTTTACTGATTGGAATGATGAACAACAGTATCAATATTACTAAATATGGCTTTATTTAAATGAGAGAATCAGTATAAGAATAAATATTTTATCCAAATACTCCATTAAATGAAAATAATTTGATGGAAATAAATATTTTATCCAAATACTCCATCAAATGAAAATAATTTGATGGAAATAAATATTTTATCCAAATACTCCCTCAAATGAAAATAACTCAATAAATAAAATCCGTTACTCAGTCAGAGCTGTACATATATGATTTATCTTTGATAATATTCTTAATTTTCCCCTTGATTTCATTCTCAAAATCATCATCATCAATCAATAAATTGTCATAGACGTATTTGAAGATTAGATAAATTAAAAAAATGATTAACATTAGAAGACCCAAATAAAATAATCTATTGTCTTTGGTGAATATATCAATCGTTAAGGGTTCATTCTGGAGGTCCACAATAATATTAAATGCAGTGTTCTTAATCCCGATAATATGATCTCCGATAGACAATTGATCTAATTTTTTAGGAGGGCCTTCTTTATTTAATTTTGCCAAATCCTCTGCATCCTTTTTCCTATAATAATCTACACGCTTAATTTGTTCTTCACGAAATACTTGATTGAACTTCGCCAAATTAAATTCGCCACTCGAAGTATAAAAATCGAATTGGTTGTATTGTGGTTGTAAATATGGTCTGGCATTATCTCCTAAAACAGTGGTTGACATAAAAAAATTGAATTATATAAAGACATTATATAAAATATTCTAATATCTTAATAATAACAATGCCTGTTGAGTTTTGGCCAAGGTGTACTGGTTGCGGTGACAAAATTATTGGTGAATCAATTAAGGAGTATGTAGATGAAATGATCAAGATTCAAAAGAATACCAAACTTTCACCAGAAGAAAAAGAATTGGAACGATCCAAATTATTTGTTAAATTGGGAATCATGAGCGAATGTTGTCGTTTGCCACTAATGGGAATAGTCCTCTTTTGTGATCCTAATACTGGAGTAGTTTAACTCAACAAATGAAATAAATTGAGTGGGAAAAATAAATGCTCAAGCCAAGTGTAAAAAATTATTGATCATCATCTGATGCTCAATGATTTTCCAAACCAAGAGTAAAAATTGATTTATTATTATCTAATTACCTCATAGAATTTTAATATAATGTACATTACATTATATTAAAATTATATTTACCTATAGTAAATAAAAAATAATGAGCTTAGTTGAAATAGAAACATATTTTTCTTCTGATCAATTCCTTGATTTAGATCAGACAAACAAGTTTTATCTTATTTACAAGAATGATCTCTTTCTAAAAATTATTTTTCGGCAAACAAATAAAGTGATCACATTACAATCCTCATTATTTGACAATTACGAGATTCCTCATCGTATTCTATATTGCAGTGGTGAAAAACAAAAAAATGGGGAACGTTTTATACTTTATGAAAGTGCGAGCAGAATTAATCCATTGGGTGATTTAGCTTCGACTACGAAGGATAATCCCCAAGATAATTTAGCTGCAATTGCGAAGATCCATGTCTACGGGGAGAATAAATTAAATTTTACGTTCGTTCCTGGAAAACATTATGATCTTATTCCATTTTATGATAATGATGGTGGATTTGTCATCATTGAGGGACTAAGCATATTTATTTTTCTGAAAAATCAGGAAGGAGTGAACGAACCGTACGCATACACAATGTGTTTCACTGGCATTCTGATTGATCGAAATCAGAATTGTTTTATTTTTAATGATATTTACACCAATGTTTTTTACCTATTCTCGTTGTATAATGTTCTCACACGTATTGATTTAGATTTTTACATAAAAAAAATAAATATTGGATACTTGGGAAATGTTGTGAATGGCACTGATTCTGAAGGAAGTACTACGAATAACACTGATTCTGAAGGAAGTACTACGAATAACACTGATTCTGAAGGAAGTACTACGAATAGCACTGATTCTGAAGGAAGCACTGCGAACAGCGCCGATTCTCAATCACAAATGAATAGTTCAACAAATCAAGCTATTAGATTATCAGGTGCTAATCTAATCTTTGAGCTTTTTAAGATTGCGCCACCAGAATTGAATGCTAGTAATTATATCTTAAAAAAACATTTGAATTCATTCATCTCACCTTTAGTGATTCATCAAAAATTACATGCACAAAAAACGAAACCTGATATTTTTTCCAAAAAATCACGCACAATAAAGCGTATTAAATTAACACCTCTTTTGAATAATTCAGATCCTACTTCTAATGGTAATACTGGTGGTTACCATACCGGTACCCATCCTACAACACCCATTTTGAATTCGACCCCTTTTGTAACACCAGATGATTCACACCTACCACCATTTTCAAATAATTCAATGATTTATACTCAAGTAGGTGAAGATATGACAATGAATATGATATCCTTTGATGAAGAAGGTTTTGTACATACCTGTATATATAGTTCATATTATCTGCATTTTTACAATGCTTATGTATCAATTTACAACTCCTTTGATGACAAACTACATAAAAAATTCGAATTGAATGACAGAGAATGGGATAAATTAAAAAAAATTAATAAAAACTATCAATATATCTATCATGTAATGAGTCAGTATGAACTTAGAGTTTTTTATTACAATGCGAGTAAAAAAACTCTTTATTTATGCGTGATTAATGGAACTAAAAAATCAAATAACTTCATAAAATTTCATGATATTTATCATGAGAATCGTTTAATTTTCAAAAAGAAATTGACAATGCACTATGAATTATATGATGACGATGAATATGTTTATTGTTGTTTCCAGGATTCACAATTACTTTATGCTGATCGAGACCATTGGTATTACACTATGATTAGTCTAGGTGAGAATTATTTGAATTATTCAAATGAACAGTATGAATTATCACAACAAATACTTCGTAGAGAAACACTGAATGGTCCCACTGCCAAATATAATTTTAATTCACATATTTTGTCACTCTCTGTGAGAAATGATAATGTATCAGAAATGATAAAATTATTGCACACAATGAGTGGATACTCTGCGAATTTTATTATGGTTAATGCAAATAATAATAATGGTTATGGTGAGGGTGCCGATAGATATATCATGCAAAGATTCTTTGATTATTTTTTCGATCATTGTAGTTTTGATTCGCACAATGTCATTTCATTTTTGAACAATGGATTCTGGACACAGGAAATGATCGAGAGTTTCGCAAATATAATCAAGATTTCAATTCATAAAGGTTTGAAACTTCCATTTCATTTTCCCTTGCAATTCTACAATGTTAATCCAGGTAGTTTATCATTCTTAAATATCGCATACTTTCATAAATTAATTAATAGCGCGAGTTTTTACACAATTGTTGGATATGATGATAAAATTAAATTCAAGAATTTGGAGCTTTATATACCTGGTCAGCGATCCTTTGATGATTATGTTATTAACCTTGCTTATTCCACAATTTCTTCTTTTGATTTAGAAATATTTTTAAAACTCAATAACTTACTTCTCTATGATGCCAATTCTAAAATTCCACCAGCATTATTCGATTCGCTCTATTGTTCCAATATAATCGACGCACAAACACTACTAAAAAATATCATCATCAGAATTTCCAATAGAAAACCAGGCGTGTTTCCACTTCCCAATTCTATTTTTGATGATGACATGGAGGATGATATGGAAGATGATATTTTTGAGGAAGATTTTTTAGATGAAACCCTAGTTCGTATTGCGAGAAATCTCGTTGGAAGTGGAAGTGGAAGTGGGAACGGGGGCCGAAATAAAGCAAAGAATGATGGAATTCTTTCAATTTATCAAAACCAAATCATTGATCTCTTTAGTAAATTTACGCATGACGAGATTCGATCATTTTTAATTAATGTTACTGGCTATTATTACTTACCAAAAATAACAATCTCAATTGAAAACAGTTTTCAACATATTAAATTTTCCACATGCAACCTGACAGTACATGTTCCAATTTCATTATTTGATTCGAATGACTCAATTGAGACACTGAAACACGAATTAACATCAAAGGAATATAAGATGGTTGGGTAATGTATAATTAAACAAAGCATAAGATTTTAAAATAATTAAACTCTTATGATTCAGTTTGTTTTTCTACAAACACGTTAAATATTTTCTTGTTAGCCATCACTGTTGATGTTTTGACATCACACAATTTCACAATTACATCAGTACTCAAAATAATTTTAAAATAAGACAAAGCGAAAGATAAAAATCCACTCACAACTTTTTTTGTGTGTTTCATATTGAAATATTTCTCTGAAAAAATACCATTAGATGCCAATAGTTCACTATACGAACTAATTAATTTATTTTGATCATGCGTGATAAAATTTTTTTTTTGAAGCTCATTCAAAAAAAAACTAATAGAGAGTAAACAAACTTTTTTATAAGGCTCTTTGTCAATCTGTTCTGAAATTATTTTTTGATGTTGTTGTTGTTGTTGTGTCACACATTTATCATTTTTTAAAGCAATCAATAACTGAACGGCAGTATCATCATCATACTTGTTCATTGTTTATTGATTATTAATTATTGATCGAATATTTAATAATTTGTTTTCACATTGAGAGATTTTGCCAAACGATTAGATATAATGTTGATTTATTCAATTTTTTATAAAAAATTAAATAAATTAGTGTTCACATTAAAAAATAATAATTATCTTATTATTTTTTAAGTAGAATCCTTGTTTGAGTGTATGAGATATAGGCTCAAATAACCTTCACCAAGTGTTTTGTTATCAAGTGATAACCAGTGAAACCCAGTAAAAGGGCAACTAATTTTGCAACCCATTGTAAATTGAATCCAGATGCGCCGCAACCTAAAGCTGTAATTACAGCATAAGCAACACCAAATTGTAACCAGTCCTCGGTAATTGGACGAATTTGATGACTAATGGCCTTGTCTGGAATAAATGGATAAACAATCACACGGTAAATTGCAAAACCAATTAATACATAAACAAGTGATGATCCCCAATTGTTGTCATAGAAATTACCTCCCTTGAAAATTAAAGTTTCAAAACCACGAGCAGCAACCATCACTGTACCAAACATTAACATATCATCCATTAAATCCAATAAGATTGGATGTTTGGATTCTTTTGGCAGGAAAGGATCAATTAAAAGGAAATAAAGAGTGAAACCCAATAAAATAAACAGAGCTGCCAGAACCTGATTTTTATCAAATAAGGGACCTTGACACTTGTCCACCATACAATAAGTACCCAAACGATAAATAAGCATTGCGGTACCAAACTTTAACCAAGCGTTCATAACATTTTTAAAAATAGAATTCTCAATCTCCAACTCCATCATGTTTTCAATCTCCTTTTCCTCCCCATGAATCTCATCATGAGTATCACTGTAGGGATTTCCATAATTATGTGTATAATTGTGAGTCTCATCGTATCCATGATAAGCAGCACCATCTCTACCCTCATATATAGTTTGCATTTGTCCACAACTCATATTGTAATTTATATATTTTATAATGAGAATAATTTTTCATCCGAGATTAATTTCTTATACTTTAAAAGGTTTATTTGTGGCAAGACGCGTGTAATTAAGAATTTTTCCATCGGTTGTGTCATCATATCCCATAATCTTGATTTCTCCCTGATGTACACTGTTATGACATTTTCTACATAGAACCACTAAATTCGACAAGTGATTTTTATGCAAATACTCTTTTCCAAGTATATAACCCTCTTTGTTACAATCCTTTTGAAAATTTATATGATGAACCTCCAACTCTTTTTCATCACCTTTGGGTATCTTTTTGCAAATATCACATGCACTTTTGATAAGTGACTTATTATAATTCCCTTTGGTCATATTTATATTTGATAAAACCACATCAGGAGTCAAATTATTCAATGAAGCACCATTATTAAAATTGTACATTAGTTTGTTTTTGACCTGTTCTGCATACTTAATGAAATTCTTATTTCCCTTGATTTTGTGTTCAGCTACTAACAAACCATAATCCTCTGGCCCATTTCCTGGTAACAACTTACGTTCATATACAATACACTTTTTTACTGAATCATACTCAGCCTTCAAATGAAATGTTTTCACATTTGGCAAATCCTTAATCAAATCAAGTTTCGCAACCTCATGGAAATGTGTGGCAAAAATAAAAGAAGTGGAAGAAGCGGCAAGCGAAACAATCGTACTTGCAACAATTGAGATTGCACTGATAATTTCAGTTCCTCGACAAATTTCATCGCCAATTACCAGAGTACGCAATCCTGCATCCTTTGCAGAATTAATTCTAGTGAAAATAGCATTGAGTTCATCCAATTCCAAATCATAAGAGGACTGACCCTTAAGAATATTATCATTTCCTGTGATTCTTGCGTAAAGTGCCATATAGGGTTCAAAGATGAATTCTTTCGCCGGAACAAAATATCCCATTTGAGCCAGAATCACTGAACACCCTATCGCCTTCATATGACTAGTTTTACCACTTGAATTTAATCCATAAAGCAAAACACCATTAGAATTATTGATATTACCCAGTTCCATGTCATTTGGAATGTATTCAGTTTCCTTATTAATTCGCTCGATCAATGGATGACGCAATTCCTTGAATTTGACATAAGATCCGCGATCAGATTTATCACCAGATTCATTTTCCGATTCCTCATTTGATTCCTCATCTGATTCCTCATTTGATTCCTCATCTGATTCCTCATTTGATTCCTCATTTGATTCCTTATTTGATTCCTCATCCGAATCTTCGTTTGATTCCTCATCAGATTCCTCATTCGAATCTTCGTTTGATTCCTCATTAGATTCTTCATTTTTCTTAATTACTGGCCTGCAATACTTATAATCTTTTGCGACTAAAGCACCTGACAAAAGAAAGTCAAATTCACCGACTAACTTTACTAACTCACTCAATAAATCAGAATAAGCTAAGTAAATACGATCTAGATCATTAAAATAATATCTCAGAGACAAGATTTTGAGTTTTTCTAAAGCCTCAAAGTTTTTGCGATAAAGTAGTGAAAATTTAGGCACACTAATTCTATATTTATCTTTGAGGTTTTTGAAAGTGAAATCGCTGTAGTTATATGTGATTTTAACTCCAGTTGACAATTTAAGTGTAACGGATTTCATTTTGGCCAATCTGTCCTTAATAATATCGCCCTTTGGTTTTCTCACCGTAATATTAAATCCTTCGGTTTCGGTTGATTCAACTCTGATACCACATCCCCTTTCTTCTTCCGATTCATCATCTGATTCCTCAGACGTTTTTTTTGCTTTTTTTGTTTTTTTTGATTTTGATTCAGAGGAAACGCCGCGTGCATTTGATTTCGACCCCGAATTCTTTTTTTGTAAACTCAGCTTAGATGAAGTATTATCAGATGAAGTATTATCAGATGAAGTACTTGAGCACCCTTTCATAATAAATCCTTCAAACAGGTCCACAATCATGTGAAGTTCTTCATATGGTTCATTAATTATTTCAATCAGTTTATCCAAATCCTTATGCGCTCCTTCCTGATAGATTCTTCCAGTGATCTTATTGTATGAATATAAGTTAAGATCTTCAATTAAGAAGCTTTGAGATATTTCACTTTGAAATTGATTTATTTTATTGAGAAGACCAGATTTGAAAAAATAATTTTTAATAATCTGATTCTCTCCAACCAAGGCATATACTTTCATTATGCATTGATAAGATTGATACAAACCATAAAACTCAAAGGGATGCAAACTTCTAATTGCCATTTTACGATGAAGACGTTCGACGTCCTTAATTTTTCCAACCGTACACTTTATTTCATTGAGTTCCTTGAGTTTAATTAATTGGTCAATGATATCATAACGTGATATCATTCTATGTGATTCCAATGCGGAGAATGGATTGCAAAGTGATTCCCTGAGAAATCTTTTTCCAACCGCTGTCTGTGTTTGATTCACCACATCAAATAATGATTTATAATTATTGTCATAGGACTCAAGACCGTTATTGTCAATAATATTTAGTTGTGCAATCGCATTGTTTCCCAAAACAAGGTACTTTGAATGTGTATGATTAGTTGGTCTTTGTAAGTTGTTAATTAATCTTGGATCATGTGTTTTAACATATTCTATCATCATTAAGTAACTAAGGGTTGCAAATTTCCTTTTTTCTAAATCGAGGATTTCCAAAGGTGATAATTTACCAGAACTAGCTTTATTTAGTGAGAACAAAGTAGAAAAAATTGTGTTTTGAAATGTCTTCTCATGATGTTTTGGGGTCAGTAATTTAAGTTTGTCTTCTGACTTAATTGACAAGTCTACAAAATGATGTTTTCTGCCAGCAAGTTCCAGATGCCCAATAATGTCTTTTGCTCTGTATGTTTTACCCTGAGGATTGAAATAAGTTACAATTTCGGTGGGATTATATGAATGAATCATATTAAGAGTTTCATCTAATGATAATTTTTCATCAGATGGTATTCCAGATGATTCATGAATGATGCTTGAACCAGTTGATAAATCAATTAAAGTTATACCTGCAACCAAATATGATTCTCTTGTTTTAAATTTTTCTGGTTCGTGCAAATAAATACACATGAGGTAATTAGTCACGCTGTATGATTCCTCAATAAAAGTACCAGATGAATAAATTCCACAAAGTCTTCGCTTTACATTCTTCTTTTCTTTTTTCTTGTCTGTTCGCAAATTCTTTTTCCACACACGATAAACACCAGTTGAATTTTCTTTTTCAATCTCATCTTCTTTGTTCTCCTCATATTGTTCATAAACTATAACAGTATACCCCTTTTTAATCATCAACTTTAGATAATCACCAAATGAATAATTTGGCATTCCAATCATAAAGGGATTAGACACTGAAATTTCATCAATAGCTTTTGATTTTCTTGTGCATGTTACTCCAATATCGTCAGATAATTTGTGTAGATTGTGACCTTGAGTTTCGGTTGCGTATGCCTCAAAGAAACTTCCAATCTCCATGAAAATAATGGTTTGAGGGCCATAGATTGCTTCATACTTTTCGTGATACATGAAATAATCATTCATTAAATTTGGTTTCTTTGTCTTCTCTCTAGCTTTATCATAAACCTCATCAGATTCACAATCATCATCAATTGTATCATTGAGGATTTTTGATGATTTTGATGATTTTGATGATTTTGATGATTTTGATTTGACAGCTTTGCTTGTGGTTTTACTACCTATTTTAGCTGTTTTAGCTGTTTTAGTTGATTTGTTTGACTTAACACTTTTATTTGAAATTTGTTCCATAATTTTATAATACACACTGTGGTATAATATTAAATTAAAATAATTTTTTAAATTAAAATATTTTTTTTAATTTCACATCAGCGCGTAAATTTATTATTATCTGATTTAATTGTATAGCGTTGAGTATGGATAAATACCAGGGGAAAATTCTCGAGAAATTTGGTAAATCGTCGGTGGTCTACGCAAATATGATGAATTATGATTATCATCAGATGAAACAATTTTACAAGATGATGAGTTCGTTAAGCGGAGGTGTTATTAATTTTGTGGATGAGCAAAGTTCTAACTATACTGTAGAAAACAAAGATAAAGAAACCGCAAAACGTCTCGCGAAGAAAAAATATCGTGTCAAGCTCAATAATGGAACAGAGGGACCAATTGGCTTTACTTATGATGAAATGAGGTGGCTTCATATCTTTGTTAACAGCGAAATAAATAATACAAATCAGTTTAAATTTAATGATTTCATAATTAATCCAGTGAATATTTATAAGGGTAAAATTAAGGGCGCGGGTGGCTTTGGACTAATTTATGTGTTCACCACATTTGATGCTAAAAATCCTACCTTTAATAAAAAAATATCAATTGCAATGAAGATAATTAAAATAAATAATATGTATGCGGTAAGAAAAAGAGAAAATAATCAAATGATTGGAGAAATTCAAAATGAAATTTACAATGAAAATACTCCATTGATTTATTCTGAAACAGAAATTTTGCACGAACTCAAAAAAATGGATCCCGAGAGTAAAGTTTTTATTAAGTATTATGGTTATATTTATAATAATAAATACATATCACTTGATGATCCAAAACATGGATTGTTTATCAAATTAGCACAAAAGTTAATTGTTCCAAAAAAGTTAATTATTAATTTTGCTGAAGCAGGTCAGCAAAATATTTTTGAACTCTGGGAGACAAACAAATATAATCAGGAAAGTGTTATCGAAACTCTTCTAAAATTATTCACTGACTACTGTCAAAATTTGATCACTTACGCAAAAAAATACGGCAAATGGTTCGTTCATCACGACATCAAAGCGGATAATTTATTGTACATCAATGATAATAAAATTAAAATTATTGATTTTGGATTGTCATTTTTTAATGAGAACAATGGTAATAATAAAGGTGCATCCGCAGCATTTCCTAAAGGAAATGGTTTCAGGTTCGACACTGAAATAAGGGGGACAACCACTCATCTTTATTTATTTTGTTTCGATGAGATTCCATATGAGCTAAACCCAGAATTGTTCACCGATCCAAACAGTCCAATGTATAAAATGAATAGCCCGCTCTTTGATATTGCGTCGCTTGCTCTGATAATTTTACTCACGGCAAAAAAAATAAAATCAGATGATTTTAATTATGAGACAAAACAATATCAAGATCCTTTAATGCAAGCTTATTTCAATTTAAAAAAAAATAATACCACAAACACAAAACTTGATCCGGTGGATTTCAGTGAAAGCATCTTCGGAAAATATGGAAAAAAATTGCAAAAATTAAACAAATTGATTTATTGTGTGAGATATTGGAATTCGAGAGGTTGTCCTCATGAAAACTTTCACTGGATAAAAAATAAAAGATTTGTTCCCATGAAGCTTGATCCAGTAAATGATAAAACAGAAGATTATTACATGCGTTTAATTAATGAGCTTGTGAAAATAATTTAATTTCGCGCCATCACATATAATTATTATTATCTGACTTAATTATATAGCAATTAGTATGGAGAAGTACCAGGGAAAAATTCTCGAGAAATTTGGTCAATCGACGCTGGTCTACGCAAATACAATGAATTATGATTATCATCAGTTGAAACAATTTTACAAGAAGATGAGTTCGTCGAGCGGGGGTGTTATTAATTTTGTGGATACGAATTCAAAAAAAGACGTATACGATCCCAAAAACGAAGGAGATTATACTGGTCTTCAGTATTTTGTCAAGGTTAAGGATAAACCAAACCAAAATATGTATTTGAGATATGACCAAATGATATGGATTTATCATTTCATCAATGGCTACGAAGATGACGAAAATGACAAAAATGACGAAAATGACGAAAATGACAAAAATATATTCACTTTTAATGAATCACCAATTGACCCCGTCTTAATTTATAATGGGGAGGTCAAATCTGCTGGTTCTTTTGGATTGGTTTATATTTTCACTGTTAACGAAATAAAAATCGCAATGAAAATTATTGTGAAACGAGAAGACGTGAATACTGATTTCGCTTATTCAGAAGCAGAGATTTTGCATGAACTAAAAAAAATGGATCCAAATAATAAAGTTTTCATTAAGTATTATGGTTATATCCTAAACAATTATAAAACAACAGAAGAAGAAGACAAAATGTTTGTTAAGATAGATAATGGTCCACAAGACAACTTGATAGTTAAATTATATGAGGCTCCGCCAAACGATTTAATTATCAATTTTGCTGAAGGAGGAGACAAAAGTCTTGGGGAGCTTTGGAAAGAAAATTACACGCCAAATGATACTCTTATTAAAACTCTTTTCAGATTGTTCATTAAGTACTGTAACAATTTGGTTACATACAATAATAATAATAATAAATGGTTTGTTCATCATGACATTAAGGCGAATAATTTAGTGTACTTTAGCGATGATAAAATCAGGTTAATTAATTGTGGAATGTCATTTTTCAATAAAAAAGAGAATTTTAACTTCAAAATGAAAAACATTGGAACTGATTCATATATTTATTTATTTTGTTACGATAGCGTAACTAAGGGATTTTATATTAAAAACAGTCCACTTTACGATATTGCGTCACTTGCTCTGATAATTTTACTCAGTGCAAAAAAAACCAGATCAGAGAAAATAAACAAAAATTCTTCATACGAAGATCTCTTGCTCCAAAATTATTTTACTTTAAATTCAAATAACAAACACTACAAACCTTTGTCCCAAGAGGATTTCGATGAAAATATTTTCGAGAACTATGGAAAAATTTTGAAAGGATTGAATAAATTAATTTATTGTGTGAGATATTGGAATTCAAGAGAATGTCCAAATTACGAATTTCCTTGGGTGAAAAACAGCGGATATCTGACATTGCGGCTTGATGCGGAGGAGAAACAAGAAAAAGATTATTATGTCGGGGTAATTAATCAGATTGTGAAAAATATTTTTTCATCAGATACTTTGTTTAAAAAAAAGAATCGTGTTGATGAATTTATCAATAAATCAGAATCACAATAAATTATGTTTCATAGGAAGAAAGATAATTTATTCTCGTTAGCCATCTGAATCATTTGCTCTCAACTTTTTTGATCAGTTTCAAAATTTTTTTCTTTAAGGCGTGGACCATTAAATTCTTAATATTGTCCGAATTGTATGGGAGATTGTACCACGAAACATTCGCATGGATAACATATTTTCTTAATACTTTCGCCACGAAATCCTGGCTAGCAATAAATACTTCAATGTAGCGGAAAATTTGTTTAAAATCATCTGAACTTAGTGTCTTATACTCTTTATTTAGATTAGTTCGCTTATTAATGAGTTCTACATTAATTGTTTTTTTATCGTGTGTCAGATTGAAGAATTTTGCAAGTTTCTCAAATTTCGAAGAATTATACAGCCATTTGTCAATCAATTTTGCATGATAATAATTAATCATCCGATCTTGCATTCTATAATCAGTCTGACCTAAATCGTTTTTCATAATTGTTGTGGGTACCATATGAGATGTTTGAGGGAATCGGTAACCGCCAGTATCAGGATCAAAAATTGCATTAATTGAGTTTGAATAAAAACTAGGACTGGTAACTATACTATACATTGTCTATATGATACTTACAGATTTTATTCACCAAATGTTTGTTCGCCAAATCTTTCGGCATTAAATGTATGGTTATTCAGTATATTTGATAAATGAACGATATACTTCAAAGTTATGTGCGTCGTGTCACCATGAAATGGATAATTTTAAACCAAAAGAAGACCACGAAAAGTGCAAAAAATGTCGACATAATAATTATATTGAATTGAAGAAAAAGTATGGTGAACCATTAAAATGGGTAGATGCTCATAAAAGTGACTGAAGCGTTGTAAAAACGTATAATGTGATTCAGTAACCAAACGACGGAGTAACTTGTCAAAAGCATACTCAAACTCTTGCCATAATAGAGACAAAAATGCAACAATAAATATGTAATCGCCAGTTCCAATAAGAAAATATTTAAGAACAGGCAAGAGATTAGAAAGATTTATATAATTAAAATATTATTTTACTATACGTAAAATATCGTATAAAGTGTCCATGTGACACCTCCGATAGCTTTTGTATCTCGTCCAATTACTCACGTACATTAAAATTAAAATTAAAACAAGTTGACATTTAATGATTAAATTTTTTATTTGAAGACTTGTGTGATTCAAATTATAATTTACTCGCCAATTTTTTATAAAAGTAAATGATCAGTGCGTCATAGTGTGATGGTATGTCTTCCCATGATTCATAATTTGTGTTAACATAGGATATCAACAGATCAACAAATTGTGAATATTTAAAGTACTTAATCACGAGTGCATCTATGATTTCTTTTACGATTTTGCTATTGGTATAAATATTCAATTCTATTTCATCATTTCGATTGTATTGGTCACTAACCAGTACGTGATCTGCTTGAATAACATCATCTTCACCATCCTTTTTTTCCACATAAAGGACTCTGTCGATGATCTTGAGTCTATATTTTTTAATGATAATACTATAATACTTTACCATCCAAACCTTCACTAGGAGATTATAGTAATATTCTTTCACTTTGTTCGATATGTTTTGAACATCAGATCCGAAAACATACCAAGAAATATCATGAACGCGTTTAATCGTGTAAAAGGATTTATCTGCATTTTCAAGCGACCAATCAATTGTTTCGTCAAATGTATGAATATCATAAGTGCCCTCTAAAAATTGATATTTTGTCAATAAAAATCTTGGCATTGAGAAATATTGTGTGTCGATGACCTCCACCGGAGCATTTGAATCACACGCTTTGAGTTCATAATTATCATTTTTTTTTGTTGGAATTGTTGCACATGCGCTCTGTGTTGATTTTGGTAAGACATTCATTGTGTAAGGATTGTAAACATTCACACCTGGGGGATAACATTGTGTAATACACTCATCATTTGTAATTTTTGTGTTCCTATGTTTGAAAGATCTTTTGTACATCCAAACGACTATAATTAATGACCAGATATTAAATGAATAAATTTATACATTAAATAAAAATCTTTTTAAATAATATAAAAGTTCATGAATAGTTCTGGACAACCAGGTATGATGTATATAAAAGAAATCATCAATTTGAAAAATAAGTTCTCACGCGGAATCGATCAAGGATTGATTAAAAATAAGGATGATATCTATCAAATTTGTCGCGGAATTCGTTTGAATGTCGGATACTTGATCAAGGAATACGAAGAACTGGTCAAAAAACCTAATCCATCAGATGATGATTTGATTAATCTCAGTATTTTATTTGATCACATTTTCGAGGGAAATAAATTAGTGAGAAAATGTTCAATCGTTTCATCGAGAGTCGAATCTTTCCTCGAGGACGGATCTCATCCAATTGATGCACAACTCACTTCAAGCGAAGCACCATCAGACGCACAATATAGCAGCACATCAGATGAACCCCTGAGAGCACATCCAAGTGCTTTATCCTCACTTCATCAAACAAAAGTTGGAGAAAGTTCATTTCATATTAAACCAAATGATATTATCAGCGGATTATCACAAAATACTGATTCCATTAAATCAAATCTTGGATCATTAAAAAATAAATTGTCTGTATTAAACGCAGAAACAATGCAATTGACATCACCTGTTTCTGAAGACAGATTGCAAGAATCAAAACAAATTTTGGCTAATGCATTAAGTAAGAAGAATCAAGAATCACAATCTAATGCTTTACAGAACATCTCACACACTTTTAATTCAAACCAAACTGAAACATCAATTTCTGAATCAGATGAAAATCCTTTAATGAACACTGCTACTATTGATGAACAAGCTAGTGAAATTTTTAGGACTCCAAGTGTTTCTGAATCAGATGATTTATCCTCGATTTCGCTCCATAATATTGAGGAACGTACTCTTCCCACCTTAGTTGTTTATTATAGAACTACTTGTCCCCCATCCAGAGAATTCATTAAAAATATCTGGAATAAATTATGCACAATCCCAGGTATCCAAGACAAAATTAATTTGATCCCTCTTTTAACTGAACAATTTGACGCAGTGACACCTGATTTGATTGAGAAGAAAATTATTTCAAGTGTTCCTACTCTTCATTTGTTCAAGAGAATGGGTGAGAAATATGTCGAAATCAAAGATCGTTCAACACTTGAACAATTATTAAATAGCTTAAGATCACATGGTGTGAGTGTTTAAACATTTATTTGATGATAAATAATATTTGAAAATTATTTTTTATCATCAGCTAAAAGCAAATTTAAATAGTCTTCGCGTTGAGAACAGCGACTTATGTTCAATTTTCTTCTTACACATTCATCTTTTAATCCTGCCACTTTCAATAGGTCGTAATTAATTGACTTTTGTTCCTGGATTTCAAGATAGCGAATTTCATTGATAATATGATTAGTTCTCATTAATTTATTTTGCTTGAGGAGAAGTATTATTATATTGTTGATCTGCCAAATGATTTCATTAAGTTTGGTCACCAATTTGTTTTGTTCTTGTTTTGATGCAATGTTAAAAATAAATTCTAACTGTGCTTGGACTTGCTCTGAATTATTGTTCACACTCATATTTAATATTGACTGTTTGAGATTTGTTCGTGCGATATACTGAATTGATGCCATGTTATCAATATTCGCAAATATCTTTTCCTTGAATATGTTAATCTCATTTGTATTATCTTTTATTTGTTGAATTGTGTTCATAATTAAATCGTATTCCAGTTGCATTTTATCTGGATCATCATCAAGGGTAAATTTCTTTGTCATGAGCACATCATATTCTTCAACCAAAGCAGATAATTTTTCATAAATTGCGAAAGTGCGTGGATCAGGTTTTGGTTCTTCAAATTTAATGATCTCTGGTCTTTTATCCTTGGTGTTGGATTCATTGGATTTATTGGATTCAGTGGATTCAGTGGATTCAGTGGATTCAGTGGATTCAGTGGATTTATTGGAATCATTGAGCACATTCTCATTCTTGACTTGATCAATTTTATTGATTGTATTCACATCATCAGTTCCATTTTTATTTGCTTCAATTACTGTAAGAATAGCACCTGCGACAATTGTTCCAGTTACTTCAAGAATTTTATCTAACTTAGATGACGATCCACTGAAATTAGAAACATCAATGCCTTGTTTCATCAATTCAGCGTTTTGTGTTGCGTGATGAATCGCCAAAAATCTTTCTTCTTCAGTTCTGATTCTTTGTTTCAATTCACTTATTTCTCTTTCACGAACTTTTCTATATTGAAAATTAGATTCAGCTTTGAACCTAAATCCCAAACTACGATGAAGTGGATGAGAATCAAGTTCTTGATTTAGAATTTCAATTCTGTCCTGCCATTGTTTAATCAAATCGCTCATTATAAATGATATATTACTGATCTGGTTTTATTTTTTAAATTAAAAATAAACCAGATGTTTGCATCTTAAAATCTGGATGCACGTCAATATTTATCTCATCTTATGAGAACAATATATAAGATACTGACTCGCATCAAATACAAATAATTAAATGCTTTTAAAGAAGTTCTTAATTATTTTACATCAATAGACATCATCTCAACACTTATGTGAGACAGGAAATTTGCTTGTTTTTTTTCTAAAATATGCGTTTCTACATGAATTAATTTCTTCAAATGGTGTTTCATCATTTATAATTGATTCATAGGTTTCTCCTCGAAGAAGACGAATAATAAAATTCACTGAATAAACTCCACATTCTGATGTATCGCGTTGATGTTGTTTATTATTTATTTTCACTAGAGGATTCTTTTTTAGTGTATTAATGCAAAATTTTTTGAATTGTTCGATCATATTATTCATATTTTCTACTGGTCCTGTTCCAAGTGAATTATAATAATAGCATTCGCATTTGTTCAAATCCATATACATCGCAACCCAATGAGATCCACCTTGTCCCATTTTGTCCAAATTATAGACAATGGCCAATCTCATTTTTCCTCTTGAATAAAGATTTTTCAAATCGAGACGAGATAAGGGACAGATCGAATGTTCATCACAATCCATGGGAACCGCGCCAATAAATTCGAAATCAGGATAATAATTCTCCCTAAGACGCATAATGTCTTGAATATCAAAATTTGATAACCATGTTGTGGCAGTCTCTGGTCCCTCAGGTAAAAGTGTATTTAGTTTCACATCATCCCTGAGTTCTTGCAACATTTCATCAAGGAAGTCTTGTTTAAATAGACACTCTTGGTCTCCCTTACATGTTGTTTGATAACGTTTTGCAAGTTCTGCTAACATTTTTTTGGGATTATTATGATCTTCATCAATTAAACTATGCACTTGAGGATTTCCCTGAACTGTTTTCAATGTATATCGGTTATGCGCACGAATCATTTCAATAATATGACGCTCAGTGAGACATGTACCATACAATAACTCTTTTCCAGGAGGACAGGATCCAACAGGTCGTAAAACAGATGAACTAATTGAGGATGAACTTGAGGATTCGGTCTCGGTGTGAGTTTCGGTTTGGATTTGGGTCTCGGTCTGAGTCTCAGTATATTCTACTTTTTTTGAAACAAATGATTCTCCTCCGTTTATTTTACGCGAATACTTATTCTGTCCTTTCTTCGATTTATTCTTCATTATAATATAAATTTATATTTTAATTAAGAAGATCGTCAATTGAACTTGTTCTCTTTCACATTCGATATTGTCTTTTGATCATACATTAAATTGGATTTAGATGGTAACACTTGATCATGTGTTAAATTGGATTTAGATGCTGTCAGTTGATCATATGTTAAATTGGATTTAGAAGGTAACACTTGATCATGCGTTAAATTGGATTTAGATGGTAACACTTGATCATGTGTTAAATTCGTTTCGGATGGTAACACTTGATCATGCGTTAAATTGGATTTAGATGGTAACACTTGATCATGTGTTAAATTCGTTTCGGATGGTAACACTTGATCATGCGTTAAATTGGATTTAGATGGTAACACTTGATCATGTGTTAAATTGGATTTAGATGGTAACACTTGATCATGCGTTAAATTGGATTTAGATGGTAACACTTGATCATGCGTTAAATTGGTTTCGGATGGTGTCTGTTGATCATGCGTTAAATTGGTTTCGGATGGCGTCAATTGACAATAACATAATTCTAAATTTGGTACCTTAATTGATGCATAATCAAATTCTACATTTGGTGTTGTTATTAGCTGAACATCAAATAAATTAAATTCTGTTTTTGCAATTAAATGAATCTCTTGTTGTTCCGCACATATAGTATCTTTAAATAGGTCGCAAAAATTAAATTTGCTATTTTTTCCCTGATTGACAAACAGCCAGATCAGGTTTCGTCTAAATTCAGGATAATGCATCATTCGATCATATCGAAGCAGCCCGATTAAATTCATGTAAGTTAGTTCATTAAGTTTACGATTGCATAGGCTAAGAATATATTTTAATTCATTATCAGATAATACATCAATGAGATTACTGATGAACCAAGGATATTTTTTATTTTGATTCTCATAAGAATTAGTAATGACATCACCAGATATATCGTAAAAATGTATTTTAAATGATTTCGAATAAATAGCAGTGGAAGATAATATTTTTTTTAGTAAATCTCTTGATGAACAATTTGGTTTTTCCAATACAATCAGACGTAAGGTATCAATATCAATCATATTTGAATATTTTTCAACAAATTCAGCTAATTTACTTATGATCTGATTATTCTTCAATTGTAATTGCGCGATTAATTCGAAAAAATAAAATCTTATGGGTTTTTCTCTATTGTCCAAACTTATTTCTTTAATCTGTTGAAGAAAATGCAGAATTATATTTTCGAAGATCCTTGTCTTTGTTTCATTTAGGCACATATAATCGATCGATTTCCAGAGTTCAACAATTGATTCAAGATCAGTATTTTCATTGATAATAAAACTGATGGATTCATCACTTGAATGCGCATTGTATTGTACATCTAATTGCTCATTTGATTCGTCATTTAATTGTTCATTTGATTCTTCATTTGTTTCGTCATTTAATTGTTCATTTGTTTCGTCATTTAATTGTTCATTTGATTCTTCATTTGTTTTGTCATTTGATTGTTTATTCGATTCTTCATTTGTTTTGTCATTTGATTCTTCATTTGATTGTTCATTTGAGTTGTCATTTGTTTTGTCATTTGAGTTAACATTTGTATCGATACTTGAATTATCATTTGATTTGTCGTTTGTTTTGTCATTTGAATTAACATTTGTATCGATACTTGAATTATCATTTGATTTGTCGTTTGTTTTGTCATTTGAATTAACATTTGTATCGATACTTGAATTATCATTTGAATTATCATTTGTTTTGTCGTTTGAGTTAACATCTGTATCGATACTTGAATTATCATTTGATTTGTCGTTTGATTTGTCGTTTGTTTTGTCATTTGAGTTAACATTTGTATCAATATTTGAATTATCATTTGAGTTATCATTTGAGTTATCATTTGAGTTATCATTTGAATTATCATTTGAGTTATCATTTGAGTGCGCGTATTTTGTGAAACATTCTGACCAGTTGGATGATTGTGAAATAAGTATGTCAAATAGAATGTGTGAAATAAAATCATAAAAACACCTGTCTTGAATTTTCTTTATGCGATGAAAATCCTTCAAGTGATTAATAAATTTAAAATATTCCTCTTGTGAATGAATTTTATCTAAATCATGATGCGATAATTGATTTTCTTTTTTTGGTGAAATCCCACCAGAGAACAAAATTTTTTTCATTTCGTTTTTAGTTTTATCTCCAAATAACGTCATATCGATTTGTGTCATATGCTGACGAATATTAATCAAAAGCATACGATACGAACTGTATTTGAACACAAGATTTTTCTCAATTCCAATCTTTCCTGGTATCAAATTGTAAATTTCTTCATAATCCAAATCATCAAGATAATCATATTTATTAACTAATACAATCAACTCAATATAATTTCCTCGTGTATTGTAATCATCAATTAATTTCTTAATTTTCATAAAACTCTGCACTTCAGAACCATCTCGAAAAGCAGAATCAGCAGATGTCACATAAACAACAAGATCCGCGGAAAAAATACATTTTTCCACCACACCGAAAAATTTTTCATTGAGATCATTTGAATCATCAAAACCAGGATAATCCACAAATAAATAATTATCAAATCCCCAACGTGAAGGAAGTGGAGATGAAACAGGAGCTAAATTAAGTGATTCGAGAAGAATTTTTTCGTCAAGTGTATTCAATTGTAAAATATTTTTCTTTGATTCATCATGTATCATGTCAAGTTTTGCACCAATTATTTTAACCTGTTCATCTTTGCCTTTCGCACTCATTGTGAATTCCACACGATTAAAAGTTTCTCGAAGAAGTGAAACATTTGAAACAATCTGACCCACAAGAGAATTAATCACAGAAGATTTACCAGATGAAACTTTGCCAATGAAGTGAATATTAAAAGTCATTAATTAGAGTTATTAATGATTTTTAATTTAGTACAATAAATATTTAATTCAATTTTTCTTTGTTGTTCTCAGTGCTTCTTGTAATAATTATGAGTTACCTCTTCCTGATATAATGGATTAGGGAATCGTGTGTGCGGATTCTTTTTGAGATATCGTTTGTGAACATAGGAGAAAATAATTTTTGCTCTTTTTTGTTTTAGAGTCCCACGCTCAACATCTTGAATATAATCAATTAGATTTTCCAATTCATCAGGACTAGATCTGAAAAACTTAACATATTCCCAAAATTGTTCAATGATTGGGAGTTTGGATGCAAACCAGTTCTTATCGCGTTTGATTAAATGACACGCAACCTTAACTAATTTCCAATAAATAACGCGATCAAATACATAGGTTTGTGCGAGTTCACTCTGATGGAAATCGCTCAAGGCACCAGCAATCCACTCATCTAATTCCTTAGGTGTCATGTGCATGCGGGGTGGGTAAAGGAATTTTGCATTAAATAAACAATCTTCATAATCCTTGTCTTTGAAAGTTGAATTATAACGATTAATATCACGGCTCTTCCAATTAAGTTTATTTTTTGGGAATAACTGAATAATTGCCCCCTTTTCCAAATTATATGTCTTAGAAAGAGATGGTGTATGAGAATGAGTATCCTCTAAAAAATCCTTTCGGTCCTCATATTCTTCTAATCTACATTGTAAGAAATCACACTCATCTAAGTTTGTCACCTCCTCTTGAATTTGTACTTGTACCCAATAATAATGAGGACAAATATCGCCATCCAATGTGCCCTCCGTCTTTATCACACGAGATAATGGACATTTAATTTCAAGTAAGCGTCCCACAAGCGTTGATAATCCATCACCTTGATATCTTTTCTTTGTACAAATACCATCAGGGCTGGCACCAATGAATGAATATTGTGGATGGATCAGCAAACCATACTCATCAACATAAATATTGTTTCTGAAACAATAAATTTCATTAGCAACAGATTCATATTTCTTTCCGTGATGACATGCTATATTTTCAGTAAATGGTTTTCCCTTACCGCATTTATCAAGTAAAATATCATGAGGCCCATCATACGATGCTTCATTGATTACTGCTGCGATGGCAGTTGCTGTGAGACATTCATTGCGCATTTTAAACCATGCATCACTTTTTTGTTCAGGTTGAGGTAATGCCTTAAGATATGCAACATGTGCATCCCTTCCCTTATATAATTCCTCAAGGAACTTTCGATGAGGATATTCAAACTTTCGCGAAATTAATTCACCAGCACTCATAATTAATACACGATCTTTTGTATTGGACTCTTTATACTGGTCTTGTTTCTCGGTTAAAAAAAAATCGTTGGATGCGCTTACAACCTTGGTTTTATTGTTCGATTCTTCATCTGATAAATGCTGATGTGTTTTTTTAATAATATTAAGAACAGCTGCACTAATAAAGATTTGATCATCTGAATCAGATTCAGATTCAGAACTCGAAAATTTTTTTGATTGTGGTTTGTCTTTACTTTTGGTTTGTGAATTCTGTTTAGCCACTGAACTTGATTTTTTTGCTAAATCCATCTCATCGGATTCGGACTCAAATTCAGAATCAGATGAAATAAATTTGCATGACAAACTTGGTTTCTCTTCTGATTTTTTATTTGGCATTTCGTCTGATCTCTCACTCAATTTGTTTTTACTTAAGACTTTTGATGTGGTTTTATTTGAAGTAATCTCACTTGATGTAAGTTCATTCTCATCATCCGAACTAATAAAACTATGTGTGTTCAATTTAATTTCAGAACATGTGGGATCAAAATTAGAATAATCAAGATGATCTTCCTGGGGTAAATTAATTGTTGGCGAAGATCCTTCAATTAATTTACTCTTAACTTTTTCCTTGAGTCTTTCACTTGCATTGTTGCTTGTATTCAACGTATGATCCGTTTGATTCACACGATCTTTCTTTCCCTTTGTTGATTTCTCAGCTGACTTTGATTTGATTTGCGAATGAGTGAAATTTTCCGAAAGGGTCATCATTGATTTATTATTAAGCCTGATATCATCTCGATAAGTGTAAAGCGTGGCATCATTTGAAGTATTTTTTTTGAATTTAAGTTTAAGAATGTCCCCAACTATTTCTTTAAGTTGCGTTTCTTTTGATAATTGATCATACATTGAGATAACTGATGATACATAATCAATCAATTGTGTTAAATCTTTTTTGTCATATGCTTGGTTTTTAAGTTTTGTCCCATTTAGTTCGTTTTCAAGAATTAGCTCAACCTCCGCATTATAGTAAATAATATCCATTATACACCTACTTACTGAGAATAATAAATTGATCCTTATATAGTTTTTATAAGGATCAATTAAATTCAGTTTTTTATTTATTCCTTTGTTTTTCTGCTCCTCACTTTTGCTATTACTTTTCCCGTAGTTTCTTTTTTGGTCGTGATTTCTTTCTTTTCACTTGGCTTCTTAATTTGATAAAAACCCTTGGAGTCTTGCACGACAAAACTAATTTCGGTGATTTTCATACTGGGGGGATCATAGGTAATTGCATTTTTCACCATGGGATTTTTTTTATCTTTGATCAGTTCAATACTTTTTCTCAAGATTTCGGTTCGATTGTTAGCTACCATTCCCTCTGCCAGTGATTCCTTATAAGGTAATTCGTTAATGTATTCTCTAATCTTCTGAATCTTGTGGAACTCCTTGAGAAGTGACCATCTTTTTGCATAAATTGAATAATTCAATGTTTGATTATATTCACTCGATTTGATTGTTTTCAATGTGAATTTTTTATTGGTTGTGTCTAAAATATAGGTGACATTCTCTTTTTTTTCAATATTATTAATGAAACACCTCTTCTTAATTTCTGCCAAGTAATGATCCTTAAAGCTATTTTGGGGGTCATTAGACATATAATACTTGATCTCATTTGCCAAATTAATCTGAATAAAATTCTGATGAAAATTGTTCCAGTCGATACTATTTTCAGTCATGATTATTATTGTATAAATAGACTTATTCGCTTTATATAATTAATATTCAAATTTTTTCACTGGATTTCATAAAATTTACTTCTGCTAAAAAATATTATCAATTAATATAAATGGATATCTATATCGCAGGTGGATTTTTACAAGATCTCTTCACAAGTAACAAAAAAGAATCTTTTCAAAAATTAAAATTATATGAACACAATACGCAATTATCAAATTCTGAATCAAATGATGCGTCAAATGCACAATCCAATGCACAATCCAATGATCAATCAAATAATTCATCTAATGATCAATCTAATGATCCATCAAATGATCCATCAAATAATTCATCTAATGATCCATCTAATGCGCAATCCAATGGACAATCTGGTGGACAATCTAATGGACAATCTAATGGACAATCTGGTGGACAATCTGGTGGACAATCTAATGGACAATCTGGTGGACAATCTGGTGGACAATCTAATGGACAATCTGGTGGACAATCTGGTGGACAATCTAATGGACAATCCAATGGACAATCTGGTGGACAATCCAGTTTCTTTTCATCAATTCCTTCAACCAATATTACATCATTATCACAAATTGCAATAAATGAAATAACTAAGAATAAAATTATGGAATTATTAATTAAGATTCTGAAAGTATTTTTTTCCATAGTATTTTTTTTAATTGCATTCTATTTGAGCTATTCATCTAATTCTAAACTTGGAATCACTAGTTTCCTACTTAAATTTATTTATGGGTTTGTTGCTGGTGTGTTTAGTATTCCTTATATTTTACTTTATCTATGCTTCAAACTCGATATTGTCAGACTCAGTGAAAAATTAAATTTTGTAGTGGATCATCTCAACATTAATATTTAATTTAGTAATCAATAAACTAAATATTAATAATGCATTCCACGACAAAATTTTTGAAAACATACACAAAATATTGCACAAGACATATTAATTCAAGCAAAGACCCTCGATAAGAAAAACTCGAAACATTCGACAGATTGATTCATATGATTCAAAATATCATTCTTGGGTAAAAGATCTCCACAGTTCTCACATTTTAAGAAAAAATATCTGCATTTGTATGAATGGTTAAGTATATTATTTTTGAAACAATTGACATCATCACAAATTTGATACATTTTGGGTGAATTACTTGGAGTATTATCGTTTGATTCACTCGATGTGTCAGTATTTGACAATTCTGCATTTGAAAATTCAGTATTAGATTCGTTATTAGATTCAGTATTAGATTCAGTATTAGATTCAGTATTAGATTCAGTATTAGATTCAGTATTAGATTCAGTATTAGATTCAGTATTAGATTCAGTATTAGATTCAGTATTAGACGTATAACCATTTGAAAATTCATCATGTGCAATCACTTCATTATTTTCTTTTATTCTCTTGTAAATACACCCTTCTAAATGTTCTACCACCGATGAATAATTTCCCTTGAAATTGCATTCGGAATTAACACATGAAAAGAGCACTAGAGGATTTTCCCTGAGTCTTTTGATTGTCCCATTGTTAATACAGGGGAAACCCTTAGCGCCACAAGGTGATTGTACAATTTGAAATGATGATATATTATGTGTATTACGAATATTAGGCTCGTTTGATGTTTCAGATTCATTAGAAACATTTTCTGTTGTATTAACTAAACAATCAAAACATATAACACAATTACATTTTTTGTCACTGACTTGAAAAAAATCCTGTTTAAATGAAATTGGACAGAGAAAAAAATTTAATGAAGATTCTTTTTGATATCTCTCTCGATATAAGTCGCCAAACAATGGATTTTTTTCATAGTGATCCTTTTTTAACTGGAATGATTTTGAACATGATGTGCATGCAACTAATGATGAATCAACTTTTGCACTAAAATTCTTTCCACAATCCTTAATGAATTGCGCAGTCTTAACCATTTCTAAGTTTCTAATATCATTAAAATATTTATCAGTTGCTTCCACTGATCTTATTTTTAAGGGTTTAGTTTTGCTTAGTTCATTTGGTAATTGACAGTCTGGTGAATATGTTGCGTGTGAATGCATTTGGGGTGAATGCATTTGGGGTGAATGCATTTGGGGTGAATGCATTTGGGGTGAATGCATTTGGGGTGAATACATTTGTTGTGAATATTTATTATTAGTGTTAGATGGTTGTTTGACGATATTTATTTGATGAGTTTGTTTAATTTTATTATCAATCTGGATATTTTTTGGTACTTCCTTTGGTGCATGTGCATAATTATTTAAATTTTGACCTTGTGAATGATATTTGTGTGGATATTGACGCGTGTGTGCGTGTGTATGTGTATATGTATGTGAATGTGGGTCAAAGTATGTATCTGAGTGTGTGTGAGGGTATGTGTACCCGCCACCATATATATTTTGGTTTGTGGGAAAATTTTGCTGATGAGAGGATACATTGCTTTTATTTGATGAATTTGAATAATTGGTGGGATACGAGGCTTTCAGTGTACGAAGCCCCAAATAAGACGTTTGTTTTTCCATTAAATTGAGGACAATCCTGAAGGAATATCTGGTTTTGCTTTTAAATAGTTTAAAATAATTAAAACATTGAAAGAATCATATTTTTCAATTTTTTAATTTATCAACAATTGTCTCTTTATTCAATCAAAATTTCTGTGTAGAGATCTCGTTCTTTCAGTTCTTTTAGTGAATCTGCACGAATTATATAAAACGTTTGTTGGATATTATTTTGTTCATAATAAATTAGTTCACTTTCAATTGGGTAATCATCAGTTTTTTTCACACCACACGAATTTGCATTTGTTTTTGTATTTGATTTTGTATTTGATTTTGCATTTGATTTTGCATTTGATTTTGCATTTGATTTTGCATTTGATTTTGCATTTGATTTTGCATTTGATTTTGTATTTGTGTTTACATTTGATCTCACATTTGTATTAAAGTCTGATTCTTTTCCTCTTGATTCTTTCTTATCTGTTTTTGATTTAGTATCTTCTGATTTGTTCTCAGTATATGACCCAGAAAAAAATCGTTTAATGAATGGAAAATCAAAATTCATTTGTATGATTCTTTGCTTGTTTCTCTTAATCTTTCATCAAATTTTGTTTGCTTTTAAGCAATAGATATTTCAATTTTTTAATTTAAACGTTTCTTCTCATCAGATGGATATAATTATGAATCCTTCATCAAAATTACCAAGACCAACTAAACCAGGTGACTTTATCAATTTTCCAAATGGTATAAATCCCAATAATTTCGTCAATACTCCGACACAAAACCCTCTTCTTGGAACTAACCCATACGGAGGTAATACATTGGATCCGGGAAAAAAATCTCAATTTGGCAATCAATATAATTCTCCGGTTGATGCAGCATATAGTAATTTTCCAAAGGCTTATGCGCCATCTATCCCACTTGATGTGAATGGTTGGGATCCTAAATCTGGATTCACGAATAAAAATTTTCAGAATCAGAATGATATTTTAATTAATAATCTTGGTGCTAATATTTTGGATGAACATATCAAAGAATATTCACTTTTGATTGATAGTAAAGATAGAAATTACAAAGCATACCCGAATCCCTTCAAATATAAGGTAAAATTTGGCCCACTTCCCAGTAGACCAGAAATGAATAATGGTAAATTTGAAGTGTACACTGATACAACACCATATATTTATAATGTTTATACCAATATAAGATACATAAAATTGGAAACTGTTTTATTACCTTACTTCTATCGCGAAAAAGATGGGAGAATTGATCCACGATTTGCCCTAACTAATAATTTGTATACATTGGTACACATTGATGAATACACTGACGTTAATCAGAATTCTACAAATGATGTTCTAATGTCAAGTTTCGGTATTTGCTACTACGATTATAGAATTAATGATACTCATTTCGCAGTAGATCCACTAAATGCTATAAAAATTTTTCCCCCAGATAAGTTAGCAACATTAAAGTCCCTGAGTCTTTCAATCACTGATCCATATGGTAAAGTATTTGATCCAATACATCTAAACAAGCAAATTGAAACTGCTTCCGAATGTTTATGTGATGAAGACGATGATTATGAGGATGAATGTTACATTCACTCGATAAAACATCCACTGAATCCAATTTTTCAGAATCATTTCCATTTCAAAATTGGAGTGGTAGAACCTAATTTCAATAAAAAAGTATTCAATTAGATTAGATTTTTAATTAAAATATTTAATCTAATATAATAATATATGAATTCTAGTTCAGATAGTACTAAAAATAGCCCCCTTGATGATTTTAAATTATTAAATGTTATAATTTTTGATGGGTTTCACTGTAAAAATGGAAAAGATGAATCCTCCAGTGATAAGACCAAAGAAATATTTGAATATCTTCATGCGAAATGCAGAGCTTATTTAAAGATAAATGAAAATATCCCGTCTGTTAATTTTAGAGATCTTGGGTACCATGAAACAATCAAATGGAATGTTCCTAATTTTTTCCATGTGTCCTCATTCAATATTAGTTTCCTGAGCTGGTACGAATCCGATGAGTATAATTTGGTTATCATCGATATGAATATCTCATCTGATTTTTTCTTTGAGAAGGATCCTGTAATACCTGACATTGATAAAATTTATGAAGAGATACCGCATAACAAACCACAAAAATTTAAATTTGGAATGATGCATATCAAAATTGAAAAAGAGGAAATGCTAGGTCAGTTTTTCTCATTGGTGAACTCAGCAAATAACATTAAAAGTCAACAGAATGAGCCATATTATGCACAATCAAATTTTAATTTCTTCTACTCATTTGTTTTAGACTATTTTTTCGAGAAAACTAAACACGATGATTATCTTTCTTTTGTGGATTATTCAAGTGGGAAATCAGAGAATATTAAATATCATTACTTGTTCGATTCATATGAAAATTCTCAAAAAAATGAACGAATTAAATTCCTTCTAGTTCCAGAATCAATTAGTCTCACAACTTACAACACAATTGTTTGTCCATTATATTATTATTACACGAAAAATCAAGTCACAAATAATGACTTTATGGTATTGAAAAAAAGTATTGTTACGGATATCGCAGACAACTTTCGAAAGAAACCCCCTCAAATAAAAAAACTGATAGATCCGCTTAGTGGTTTTGATTATTATAAAATATTTTATGAATACAATATAATCTTCAGAGATTATGGCATTGATAATTTTAATTATGACTATCAGCCAAGTTCATTCGGTTTTAAAACCGACGAATTTAATTATTTTCTTCACGGACATGATACAATTAAGTTAAATGCAGCTACGATAGACAAACCCAAGATTGATTTTATTTACACAGCTTCACAAATTTTGGGAAAAGCCGAATCACTTGATAAAGTATCATTAATTAAAGCAATCATTAAGTTCGAAGATAATTTTATCACTTATTTATCCTCGGCAATTACAAATAGTTGGTCTGGTAATCAAATCTCAGATATAAAAATTTATTATTTTCAATATCTCACATTTATTTCTAACCACGCATCATATTTCATCGAATTCACAAATTATTATAACATTAATGCACTGATCTATATTTATTTATGTGTGTATTCTAAGGTTGATACTGGTCAGAATAAATACAGTTATCGCTTCACAAGTCTCGCTTACTCAAAACAAACTTTTGATTTGTACAAAGTGTTTGAGGCACACAAAGAAAAATTTATTTCGATAAATACTGGGATGGATCCTATCAGAAATATCCTTAAAATGGAGTTTTTTAATGAAAAAAATGCAGAGGAAGTAAAGCATTTTTTTAGGGATCAGAATAGAGAGATTGATAAAAATATTCAGAACATGGCAAATTTAATTTCAATCGTTGTTGCACTCAACGCGTATGATATTAAAAAGGAACGATTTCAAGATTTTATCAACTCGATGAGTTTCCTGTGGGTGAATTTTACTGAACAAAAGCAAATCAACATATTTAATAAGATCATTTCTTCTTTAGACTACAGAAATAATGTATGTAGGACTAATTTTCCAATTATGAACAATGATGAAGTCTCAGACCCAATTCAGACCTCAATCAAAAAATACGTCCAAATAATTTACGATTTAACGTATGTCGAGGCACAAGGGAAAGTTATTGAATATATTAATTCTTTGGATCAATCGATTTTATCATCTGTCATTTGTCCATATATACTAAAAACAAATGACTGGATCGAGGTTGATTATGATGTCTCGATTAAATTATTCGCGACTTCAAATAAAGATTCAAATGATATCACTATGAAGAATTTAGTGGAGAATGTAATTAAAAAAATTGTTGCGACAATTAATAAGAAATTTAATAATAATACTGGATTTTACACCGAATTATCATCATTTAAACTGATTAATTTCCTTGGTCTCATATTATCACTGATCGTGGATTATGAAATTGAGATTCAAACTGATTTTTTTACTCATAATACTCAATTCATTGAATTTTATTTGGGAAGTATCACTGGGAATAATTTCGACAGATTTGAAAGCAAAAATATTCTGTATATCGCGCTCATTTCGAAATTAATTTATATCCTCAATGATCTAATCTGGATAAAAACAACAGAGAGCAAAAATATATCTAATAAAGCCGAAATATATTTGAACCATTTCGAAGCTTATTTAATTGATGAACACATGACTGAATTATTTACAAAAGCTGAGCAAAATCTCTTGTTATTTTTCTATCAGAAATATATATCACATGCAGCGATATCTACCCTTACAACTGATCATTTTAAATACGCTTATTCAATTGATAACAATGATAGTATTAAACTTGGACAGACTTCTAAAACTGATTTACTTTACTGTCCGTACTCATATGATGTTAGTATTAGTGAAAATAAACAAACAGCTAACATCGAAATCAAAGAAACGGTTTATTCAATTGTGTTGAGTTCCAATGCATCAATTAATCCTTTTAAGAAGGGTTTTATTCTGGAAATGAATGATGAGGATGTGATCAATAATCGTCTTCAAGTGATCGAATTTAATTATTTATTCAGTAATTTCAAAGCTGACACTGACACACCGGAGAAAAATACTTTTAAAAATATCACCGAGAGTTCAGTGATCACGAACTATGAAGTTAATAGATATGGTCAAGATGTCGAGATAAAAATTTGCTATGTGGATGACAAACCAAATAAGTTACTTAGTTATTCAAATATCGTTGATACACCCTGGTATCTTGAGAGAAAATTCTATGGTAAAGTTCATCTTGATATTGAAAATAATAAATACATGAAAAATATCTTCTATGACAGTTTGTTCAAAGAATATTATGTGACGGTGGCTTCTAAGAATTCATCATTAATAAGAATTTACACAAGAACACAAAATGATATGGAAATGCTATTTGATATTTATCCTCATAATAAGAATAAGGGTAAGGGTAAGGGTAAGATTTTTGTAGCATATGAAGAATATGAGGTTCTTTTTGATGACTCATATCATGATGAAATTGATCTTGAAGCAAGAAAATGGTGTGAGGGTATCACTAATTGTTTTATTATCAAACACTCGATAATGGTGGATAAGGAAGAAAAGAGAACATACAAAATCATGATTATTCCCACATCACTAACTCCAAGTTCAACCACAAACAAAAATACCAGTTCATACGCTGGTAAATTTGATCCGGGGTATGCAACCCCTCATCTTGAATTCTTAAAGGAAAACAAAAAGGGGATCTATTTAGACAAAATTTATTTTATCGATTTGAAATTATCCACTTATTTTATGCAAGGGAAACCACCCCCAGGAAAAACCTTTTTGACTTTAGATATCACTGATCATGATGCGTTCCTTATTTACACTTATTATTGGTTATTATTCAAAAATTACCACAATGTATATTTCATTTTGACAACTTGGACCAACATCATTAGAATTTATCACAAGAGAGATATTTTGGATGCTAATCGATCAGAAATTAATAAATTTTACAACTTCAAGGAGAGCAAATTCACATTCATCAACGATATCTTCAGCAATATTTACAAATGCGCACCAATTAATATTTATTCATATTATTGTTCCTCAGTCCTTTTCCTTCATCTCAGAGATCTCGATAAGTACATACGGCTCTCTCCGGATTATATGAGCACAACAACTAACACAATTAATAAAATCAATCTCGTCAACCGTGATATTATTTTCCTCTATCCACAATATCTCAGGGAGCAAATTTATGGAAAAGATTGTCTGTATATAAATACAATCAGACCCCGTCAGATTCATGGTCTGACAATGCCAGTTGAGAAGATCAATATTGAAGATCAATATAAATCCACTGTTGATAATTTGTTTCCAAATAATTATCTCAAACACTGGAATCTAATAAATTTTTTTAATCATCTCGAACCCAGATTCTATGCAGAGAAGGCGTCAAAATTTAGGATGCCGCATTTGAGATATGACTTAGACGTACAAGAATGGAATAAGAAAAATAAAACTCTAGGAGGAACAGGACCCAATTCTCCCCCTTGTTTGGTCCTGGAAGAAGTGAAAATGGGGGATCTTGAGAACGATTTTATTAATAAAGATGTCACACCTCAAAAAATTGAGGCTTCGAAACCTATTTCACTTAGTGATGAATTAAAAAATAATTCATTTAATGATATTCTCGAACAACTTTATTTGAAATGTAAGCAAACGCGACCCCAACAAAATTATCATTTGGGTTCTACGTCTTATCAAGTAAAAAATGATCCCGAGGAGTATGATATTATCAAAAAAAGTGCAGATATTATTCATGCTTTTGAAGTAATCAATGGATTTAGTATGAGATGCGACCAGTTGGAATTTACTTCAAGATTATTACATGATATATTCAATGAAAATGAAACCAATTTTTACCAATTTATTATGGCGGCTGGAAAAACAACTGTGGTGATACCCTTAATTATATTAATGACACAAATTCTGAAAATCAATCAGAACCATGGACAAAAACGTAAAATTGTAGTGGTTCAGCCCACATCTCTTGTGAAACAATGCATAAATATTCTCATTTCGAGTGCATTACTGGTTTACCCACTAAGTTTCAAACAGATCACGCGTTCCGTGGTGGATGGAGAAGAAGAATTAGCGGATGTTAATGTGGTTTCGGAATCTGATGTAAAATACTTGATTATTTTCAACAACCATAAAAATAATCCCTTGAATGATTGCATCTTTTTGTATGATGAGGTTGATCATCTGTGTGATAACATTAAATCAGAGTATAATTACGTCACTGATCAAAGGGGAATATTTGAATATGGAAAGAGATTTGCGATGCTCTGGGACAAATTGTATGAGATGAAGAACTTAGGAATTGATTATTATTTGGAGGGTTATACAGGAGATGTGAATCTATTGAAAAAATATTTGACTAAGATTCAAACAAAAACTCTTGAATTAGTCACAAAACCAGAAAAACAATTTCGCTTGAGCTATGGATTTAGAAATGAATCATCAAAAGCGGATGTTTACATTCAAGAATCATTATTTGCGGTTCCCTACTTAGGAAAAGATGTTCCTTCACTCACATCTGATTACACTGATAATGATATTAAAATGGCCTACACCATTCTCTCGTATAAAAATTATGGTCAGCTACGTGATACTGATATGCAAAGATTGTTGAATGATATTTACAGGAGATACAGAAAATTTAAGGGCGAGAGTATGAAACTGAGAAATGAAGCAATTACGGAATATAATGATTTGATAAAAAATGCGTTCAAGAAGATATCAAAGGATCAATTACAATTAATGACTGCGGGTCATCTTTATTCTTGGGAAAGTCTTAAAAAAATAATTACAACCCTCGATGGATCTCCTGATCTTATTCTAAAAGATTCAGTCTTAATTAAAAAATATCTTAATCTTATCTTCGAAAAACACTTACATGATGTCCATATTGTTAATAATTGCTCTTTTATTGATGTTATGTCAAATCGAATCAGCAAATACAAAATCGGAATGACTGGTACTCCCTATGTTCACATTCCGAAAGAAGTGAGTGGAGAGAAATCTTTTAAAACGATTTTTGCACAATCCGATGCAAATTTCAAAATACGTAACACTATGCTTAAGTCGCGTGATAGCCAAACTAATGAAATAGTTATTTACATCAATGATTCAGCAACTGATCCTTCAACAATTATAGACCAACGTGAACAATACAAAAATCAAATTATTCAGATGAAAATTGCTGAAAAAGATAAATCAACCGGTAAAGTCTTACATAATTACCACGCACTGGTTGACACTGGTGCATTTTTCACAAAGACATCCAATGAGGATATTGCTCGGTTAATTTTCAATGTGATTAATCCTGACTTAAGACTAGATCAGCTTCAACCAATTAATCCTGACTCAAGATTAGATCAGCTTCAACCAATTAATGTTGTATATCTGAATCAATATCATGATATTATGATCTATAATGGTAAAAAATCAGAAATTCTCAAACAAAATCCAACAGAGGCCTTCAATAATTACAAGTACTTCGTTTACATTGATCAGGGACACATTACTGGTACCAATATTAAAATGTATCGTAAAACAATTGGGCTAGTCACAATTAAAAATAGTTCGAGACTCAGAGATGTTTCACAGGGTATTTATAGATTGAGAAACTTACAACAATATAATGAAAACGGAAATAAAATTAAATCTGGATCAGATTCTGAACCAAACGAACAAGAGATCATATTTGTCAAACTTGAATCGGAAAAAATCACGGATAACACGAAAACAAACTTAGTTAAGCAAATGATTAACAATGAACTTGAATACTTTAAGACACTGAGGCATTACTATTTGATTCAAAATATCAGATCACTGATTAGATCAAAGAAAGCGACTACATCTGATATTTACAAAATGAATATCAATCTCGAAAAAGTCACACTGATCGAACAGATTGATGATGAATTTGAACGTTTGCAGAGTATAATTCAAGATCCGAAAAATCCTGAGATCAAGGAGCTTTATCTTGAGTACAAAAAGGTCAAGGGTGATATTAAGGATGTTGAGACTGAAGTGGAAAATGAACAAGAACAGGAACAAGAACAGGAAAAACAAGAAATAACGGATAAAATTATACAACAACCCTATCAGAACAGATTTAATGTTGCAAGTTTCAGTTCCTATGATCTTATTCATCCTAACACCCTCCCGCGCAATTTCAATGTCAATCCAACAATTACTTATTGTTTTTACAAACTTCTTGATAATATTTACATTACAACTCCAACTGATCATTTCATTTTTAATAATCAAGTTTCAGATGATGATGGAATGAATAGACAACTTTATTTCTATGTGAGATCATACACTGATAAAAAAAATAATACACATACTGAAACCTATGTGAGTCATCTTTCGGAAATATTGAGCAAACAAGCAGTTGGAGCGATGAATAATATGAATGATCCGAATGATCTTCTGGGGGAAATCACCAAAACCATCACAAACATCAATCAATATGATCCAGAAAAGCATGCAATCATTTATGATAAGAATAAGCTTCGTGTTGAGGTCTATAAAGGTAAAGATTCACCGGAAGCCTTTGAGTTCAGAATTCTAAAATTCTTCTTGAATTACAATCCAACTTGCACTGATATTATGGAAATCAGGAAAATTGAAAACGAACGATTTTATTTTAAATTCTTGATTTCATTGTATAGTATCCTTATTATCAGAAAGAATCAACATTTTTATCCTTATAATCTTTTATTGATGAGTAACAAAATTGTGGAGCAAATAAGTAATTTAACTAAAGGTTCACCAGATTATGAGTTTATTAGCAAATACACAAACTATTCTTTCGAACACTTATTTGAATTGCTTTATGCCGGGACATTTGATACAACAGGTGAGGCGGATAAATTTTATTTAAAATCTAAGGATCTTCAAGAAATTGCACAAGGAAAAAGATATTTTGTACCCAAAACAATTGCTGGACCTTCAGCTAGTCCTGAGGATGAAACAGCTTTTAGTATTAAAGAGGCACTCGAAGAAAAGAAGGAAGGGAAAACGAGTATGAGTACAAGTACAAGTACAAGTGCTAGTGAAAGTGACCAACAATTTATTTTACCTGAGATCGCGCAAGTAAAACTAAAAAAATCTTTCATCAGCAGAATCAAAGGCGAAAGACTAAGATTAAATATTGAACTTGGAAACGTGACAGATGATTTGCACGAATTACGAAATCAATTGATTGATCACTTTATCAAAAAATAAAAAATAACAATAATATGATTTGTGTATATTGTTTAATTTGCATCATTCAAGTTAAATTACAAGTATCGCTAAAAAATCTTCAAAAAAATATCCCACACAAAGAAATTTCTATCCTTTGAATAAAATTTTACTCAAAATGTTATTCAAAAAAAATAGTTTTTTATCATAGACATGGTTTCTTTTTGACATATGACCTATAATAAATATTTATCATTGTACATTACGCAATGATATACAAATATAAATTTTTCTTATCATGTAAAGTATGTTCTAGTACTGCATAAGAAAAAATAAATAATTTATTACAAGGAGTTCTGATTAGAATCATTTGTAATACAGATCCACTTCTACTTAAAAATAGAACGCAGAAACCATGTGAAACAAAAGTTTTTGAAAAAGATCCAAAACCACCAAAATCATAATTAGTGCTTTCACAATAATAAAAATCGTAATTCCACACTTTATAAACTGCTTCCTCCTTAAAATTTTTTTCTTCTTTAAGTTTAGAGTACTCAATACAAGGAACAAGAGATTCAATTTCATTTCTTGAAAATGTCATGAGTTTTATTCTTTTTTCTGACTGAAGAAGTAAATATTTCAATTTATCTTCCAGAATAACTTCATTTGAAGCGGAACCATCATCACCTAATTGTTTTAAATGTTTAGGTGGTTGGATTAAATAATAATTACATTCATCGAGTAATGCGTAATACAATCCTTCGTCTTCTGGAACAATTTCATCTCGTAAATAATTAGCCAACAAATGAAAATAATCATATGATCGTTCAATAATGTGAAGTGTTTCGTTTGGATTATTTTCGATCAGCTTACTCAAAAAATTATCTCCATATTTTCTAACACTTGTTAACGATAAATAAAAATCTTTCCCAGCGACTCGAAAAATATATTGTTTGGTACTTACATCAAATATCTTAGATCTGAGATCCATTTGAAGCTGTTGATTCGAGTTCATCAGTAATTGATTCTGTGTCTGATTAAGGCCTTTTAATGAAAAAATAAATCAATTTTTTACTTATGGTTGTTTCAGTTCACCCATCTTTAATTGGAGAACGGATGATTTTTACCGAGTGGATCAGTTGAGTTTTAATGATGTTTATTTGATCTATTGGTTCTCATTATTATTCATTAACTATGTGTGTATCTTCTCTATGGATATTACAATTAGAATTATTATGAAAACTTTTCATTTGCAAAAAATTGATTCAAAAATAATTTCTAGAACTGGACAAGCATTAAAATAAATACATAGAGAATGTCAGTTGATGAATTATATATTTTATTTGATAACATATATAAACAAGAGGATTACAGCGAACCAAAAACTTATTATGGTGAAATCACAGCAAATGATGAACTGGAAGATGATTCAGAATATAAAATAGAACAAACTTCGGAAGATGAACTGGAACAAACTTCGGAAGATGAACTGGAACAAACTTCGGATGCCTCAAAAAATAAAACACATTCACATTTCACACGAGAAACAATAAACAGTGTTTACATAAGTGATTCCGGAACGATTGGCTTTAAAGCTCTTTTCGAACGCATGGCCAGGAGCAGACAGCATATAAAATATAAAATGGACGCGATTTATTATTTTTTTTGTCTGGTTAGCACAAATTATTCGGAAGCTTTTGGACAAATCAAAGAAATGATCGAATCTTGGCATATTGATCCGAATCTGAATCCAATTCTTTATGCAATTGAAATCAATGATCCTGAATTATTCGCTAATTGTATATGCATTATGACGCATTATTATATGACAAAATCATATTGCGAGGCATCATACAAAATTAAATTAAAATGTCCCATGTTCAAACTCTATTCAAGAGTAATTCGCTCAATGCTTTCATTTATTCCTGAACTGGTGATGAAAGATTATGATCTTTTGCTTGATGAAAACGATAGAAAAAACTTTTTCAATGATCCAGATAGTACTTTTAATTTGTCTTCAATTAATTTAGAAATTATTTATTTTATTCTTAATCACAGCAAAGAATCTTATTTATTTAATTTTATTTTAGTCTTAATGCAGTACGAAGACAAAAAGCTCGAGGAATTTATTAACTGGAAGGATTCGAATCTCTGTCAAAAGGAGGTTATTATTCCATCAGAACATGATTTCATCCATATACCAAGCGAAATATTTATTAAAAATTATTATTCGCATCCGGAATACCACACAAAATTAAAACTAGGGGGTCATTATTGCACTCTTTATTTTTTCAACTCTTGTTCAATTACTAAAATGTTTCTTGACTTATGGTCATATGAATACATCATTATTCCGAAAGAAAAGCTTATTGAGTCTTTCCTTATGAATGCGGGAAATTGCAAAACCTATGACCATTTTCATGAAATGATGCAACTCTATTTACAACATGATATCAATATTAATTTATTTGATCCATTATTCAAAGACACAATTACATACCAAATTAAAACCAGATCACAAGGCTATCAAATGATATTGTTCTATGAACAATATACCTCACAAAAGTATTTTTTGGATTCTATTTTTTCATTGAAAACTGGTTATTCTTATTTTGCCACTAAGAATCACCAGGAATATACCAATTTCATTGATTTTATTTGCGATCGTCTTGATTCGTTGCCTGATTTTACAGTTGCATTCATCAAATGTTTAGAAAACACAAACTGGTCTGAACTAAAGAATGATGTGAATCACAACATGGTTCTAGTGCTTAAATATATGCTTAAAGCATTTGATAATAATAAAATTACCCTTGATTTTAACCACATTTACAACATATATTTAGTATATAACTTTGGAAGATGTAATTCTAAGATGGAAATTTTTTTTGCAAAATTATATAACAGGTATGCAAGATTAATACAAATTACGGCAACTACAAGAATTTTTTTTGAAATGTACAACAAAGATAACTCTGAATTAAAGAAAATTATTCTTTCGTAAGGTGTGAGAATTAGTTTTCAATTAATTTTGAATTCGAAACAAATTCTTACTTAAACATCAATAAAATAATTTAAACTAAATGAAAACTCATTTGTTTTATCTACTACGAAACTTTCTTTCAGGCATTTATAAATCAATCTACATGAGAAAACTCTATTTGAAATGCAAATACCATAACAAATGTTTGATTCTGGTTCTCGACATTTGGAAATCCAATATAATTTACACTCTTCTCATTTATTTACTGAGAATAAGTGTTGGGAATATACACACCTTAGTTCATAATCCCCTTCCTATTGAATTATATTATTTACTGATCAATGTCCTATGGATTTATCCTATGTTCATCATAATGTATTTCATTAATACACTCTGGGCATTTGAACTTTCATACTATTTAATAGATTCTGATCCTGACAAAAAAGAAGATAATTTTAAAATTCGTTTAAGTAACAGCATTTACATGTTTATTTACACAAGTTTTTTACAATCGGTTCTTCTAATTTTTTCCAGCATCTCAAGTTTTTCATTTGTGGTGAATTATTTTGCGTACCCTCTTTTTTATGGGTTCTATTTCACAAACATTGGTCTTTCAATAAAGAATTATTCAATTTATGAAAAAATCCATTGGCTGGATACTCATATTGAGTACCTTTATGGATATGGATTGTTCATCTCATTAATTTTCACAGAATTAAACATAATGTTAGCCACCACTATTTATATTGTGTTACTTCCAATATTATTATCAAACACTGTTCCTCCTGGTAGATTGAAAAATGCTGAAAAAGACTTATTCAACTCCAAAATATTTTTATTGTCTCATAAAATTGTTAACCAAATAATTATCTACTATGGATCTTATTTACTTGAGAAACGAGGAGATAACTAAGATAAAATTAGCTTAATTCAAATATTATATTTAATATTTGAATCAAACAAAAAATTAATTTAACTAAATAAATTCAAACAAGAGAAATACGTTTAATCATCAGCTCTTCTAATTAAAACGCTAGTTTTCCATCTTTCGTAAATATAGAATCCACGTCCCACGAAATTATAAATATGACCTCCAAATGATATTTCTTTTGTTGATTCCTCGTCTACCTTAACAAAAACTTTTGTCATAATTTTATCCTTTGTTTCGGAATAAAAAACACATCCATTTTTTTCACCATCAAGTTTTGCATTAAGAATCTCTCCCGCAAATTCTTTCTCGCGATTCGAACTATACAAGACCAATTTCCAAAGTTCTTGTTGATTGTATTTTAAGGTATAATCAATACCTGAAATTATTTCAAGAACTTCGATGCATTTGGATGGCTCAACACGAAAATTTGTACGAATACCTCCAAAAAATGAATGAGAACCAATCATATGAGGAAGAAGTATGGAAAATGTAATATGCATATCGGTATCCATGTTGATCACACATATCTCTGCATTTCCATATTCATTGCGATGATAATGTTTGTCGTTTGAAGATTGAAATGGACATTCGTGCACTGCCGCATGGATGGTAAAACACACAATAAATTTATTTAATTGACGATAATTTTGAAAATTAACAAACGCTTCTGATTCAAGTAACTTAACAAAATCATGGGAATCGAGTTCAGATCCGAAAATGCTTGCCGCTAAAAAAAAATAATTCATGCGATCCGCAATTTGTTTGCATGTTACTTGATAACAATCTAAATAATTCATGTCATCTAGAAATGTTTTTTCAAGTGTTTCTTTCGATGAAAGAAAATATGATTCTTTGCACTTATTTTCAATTCTCGACAATTCTTCTGACGTTAAATCAGAAAAATTAACATTGCAGAGAATCATTTTGTTAGTTTGAGATTGTGCTTTGATGAGAAATAAAGGGAGATTTGTTCTTGTTCTTGTTCTTTTTTCAACTCGATTAAAAGCTAAAAGAATTGATCAATAAAAATATTTTTTCAATTTTTCCATTAAATTATCCAATACTATAGAGCAGATACTTATTCACCGCCCAAGTACGTATTTATTCAACATTTGTGCTCCTTTAATCATTAAATCGAATGGCAATCGAATTAATTTAAGTGGAGCAAACCATAAATAAATGAACTGCATCAGTTGATAATGTTTTACATTGATCCAAATAGTAAGTAATAAAATACCAACATCAAATGCAAAAATTGAGTAAAGTGTCAGTGTTTGAACATGTGGAATCATCAATGGAACAAACATAATTGTTTTGCTAATAAATGATTTCATCAAATGAAGTATGTAAATAAATGCTGTTCCAAAAATATTAATCCAAAAATAATAAAAAAAGCCGGCTAATGAAGTAAATGATATTATTGTAAAAATGCTATGTGTTCCAATCAACATTTTTAATAATTTATTGTATATTAATTATTGGATCGAGTGGTTTCATCCTGGAATATTACAAGAACTCTGAAATTAATAAAAGTTTATTGAGGATCTGATTTACTTAAATAAAAGATAATTATGAACGACCTTCGAGGTAGTATCAACATACAATAAAAGTTTGTTTACATGCTGGATATACTCAAATGAAAATAATTAAGCGAGATCTTTTGATGAAGTATCAACATATGAGAGAAGTTTGTTTACATGCTGGTTTTACTCAAATGAAAATAATTATGCAAGATCTTTTGATGAAGTGTCAGCATACGAAAAAACTTTGTTTAGATGCTGGATATACTCAAATGAAAATAATTATGCAAGATCTTTTGATGAATGGTCAGCATATGAAAAAACTTTGTTTAGATGCTGGATATACTCAAATGAAAATAATTATGCAAGATCTTTTGATGAATGGTCAGCATATGAAAAAACTTTGTTTAGATGCTGGATATACTCAAATGAAAATAATTAAGCGAGATCTTTTGATGAAGTGTCAGCATACGAAAAAACTTTGTTTACATGCTGGATATACTCAAATGAAAATAATTATGCAAGATCTTTTGATGAACGGTCAGCATACAATAAAAGTTTGTTCACATGCTTGACATACTCAAATGAAAATAATTATGCAAGATCTTTTGATGAACGGTCAGCATACGAAAAAAATTTGTCTACATACTAATCATACTCAAATAAAAATAATTAAGCGAGATCTTTTGATGAAGTGTCAACATATGAGAGAAGTTTGTTTACATGCTGGTTTTACTCAAATGAAAATAATTATGCAAGATCTTTGGATGAATGGTCAGCACACAATAAAAGTTTGTTTACATGCTGGATATACTCAAATGAAAATAATTAAGCGAGATCTTTTGATGAAGTATCAACATATGAGAGAAGTTTGTTTACATGCTGGATATACTCAAATGAAAATAATTAAGCGAGATCTTTTGATGAAGTGTCAGCATACGAAAAACTTTGTTTACATGCTGGATATACTCAAATGAAAATAATTATGCAAGATCTTTTGATGAATGGTCAGCATATGAAAAAACTTTGTTTAGATGCTGGATATACTCAAATGAAAATAATTATGCAAGATCTTTTGATGAATGGTCAGCATATGAAAAAACTTTGTTTACATGCTGGTTTTACTCAAATGAAAATAATTAAGCGAGATCTTTTGATGAATGGTCAGCATATGAAAAAACTTTGTTTACATGCTGGTTTTACTCAAATGAAAATAATTAAGCGAGATCTTTTGATGAATGGTCAGCATACAATAAAAGTTTGTTCACATGCTGGACATACTCAAATGAAAATAATTATGCAAGATCTTTTGATGAAGTGTCAGCATACGAAAAAACTTTGTTTACATGCTGGATATACTCAAATGAAAAAAATTATGCAAGATCTTTTGATGAATGGTCAGCATACAATAAAAGTTTGTTCACATGCTGGACATACTCAAATGAAAATAATTATACGAGACCTTTGATGAAGTATCAACATATGAGAGAAGTTTGTTTACATGCTGGTTTTACTCAAATGAAAATAATTAAGCGAGATCTTTTGATGAAGTATCTGCATACGAAAAAACTTTATTTACATGCTGGGCACACTCAAATGAAAATAATTATACGAGACCTTCGATGAAGTATCTGCATACGAAAAAACTTTATTTACATGCAAGATCTTTTGATGAATGGTCAGCACACAATAAAAATTTGTCTACATACTAATCATACTCAAATGAAAATAATTATGCAAGATCTTTTGATGAATGGTCAACACACAATAAAAGTTTATTCACATGCTGGACATACTCAAATGAAAATAATTATACGAGACCTTCGATGAAGTATCAGCATACGAAAAAACTTTATTTACATGCTGGACACACTCAAATGAAAATAATTATACGAGACCTTCGATGAAGTATCAGCATACGAAAAAATTTTGTTTAAATGTTGGACATACTCAAATGAAAATAATTATACGAGACCTTCGATGAAGTATCAGCATACGAAAAAAATTTGTTCACATGCTGGACATACTCAAATGAAAATAATTATGCAAGATCTTTTGATGAAGTATCAACATACGAGAAAAGTTTGTTCACATGCTGAAAATAATTATACGAGACTTCGATGAAGTGTCTGCACGCAATAAAAGTTTGTTTACAAACTGGTTTTACTCAAATGAAAAAAAATTAGGCAAGATCTTTTGATGAAGTGTCAGTATATGAGAAAACTTTGTTTACATTCTGGTCATATTCAAATGTAAATAATTATTCAGCACACAATAAAAGTTTATTTACATACTAATTATACTCAAATGAAAATAATTATGTAGGACTTTTGATGAAGTGTCAGCACGCAATAAAAGTTTGTTTACATGCTGATCATACTCAAATGAAAATAATTATGCTGGACTTTTGATGAAGTATCAGCACACAATAAAAATTTGTTTACATATTGAATTTATTCAAACGAATATAATTATGTGATACTTTTGATGAAGTATACACTAAATTTTTGTTCACATTCTGGGTTCACTTAAATGAAAATAATTATGCGAGAATCTTTGATGAAGTATCAGTATACAATAAATCTTTGTCCACATACTGATTTTACTCAAATAAAAATAATTATGTAAGACCTTTGATGAAGTATCAGCATACAATAAATCGTTGTGTTTACGTGCTGATTTTACTCAAATGAAAATAATTATGTGAGAATCTTTGTTTACATACTGCTTTTACTCAAATGAAAATAATTATGTGAGAATCTTTGTTTACATACTGCTTTTACTCAAATGAAAATAATTATGTGAGAATCTTTGTTTACATACTGCTTTTACTCAAATGAAAATAATTATGTAAGACCTTTGATGAAGTATCGGCATACGAGAAAACTTTGTTTACGTGCTGATTTTACTCAAATGAAAATAATTATGCGAGAATCTTTGATGAAGTATCGGCATACGATAAAACTTTGTTTACGTGTTGATCATACTCAAATGAAAATAATTATGTAAGACCTTTGATAAAGTATCAGTATACGAGAAATCTTTGTTTACGTGCTGATTTTACTCAAATGAAAATAATTATGCGAGAATCTTTGATGAAGTATCAGCATATAATAAATCTTTGTTTACATACTGCTTTTACTCAAATGAAAATAATTATGTGAGAATCTTTGATGAAGTATCAGCATACAATAAATCTTTGTTTACATGCTGATTTTACTCAAATAAAAATAATTATGTAAGACCTTTGATGAAGTATCAGCATATAATAAATCTTTGTTTACATGCTGATCATACTCAAATGAAAATAATTATGTAAGACCTTTGATGAAGTATCGGCATACGAGAAATCTTTGTTTACATACTGCTTTTACTCAAATGAAAATAATTATGTAAGACCTTTGATGAAGTATGAGTATACGAGAAATCTTTGTTTACGTGCTGATCATACTCAAATGAAAATAATTATGTAAGACCTTTGATGAAGTATCAGCATACAATAAAAGTTTATTCATATGCTGATCGTACTCAAATGAAAATAATTAT